GGATGTTGAGCGCATCCGCGAAGCGCGCGCGAACCTCGGCAACCGTGCTGCCGGTGAGGGTCTGACCGGTGAGCCGCGTCGGCCCGCTGATCAGGGTGTTGGTACCCGCCATCGGGTTCCTCCTGAGAGTGCTGTCCGCGCTACTGGTCGGACGTCAGTTGGTGTCGCCTAGGCTGGTGCGCACCGCCAACAACAGAGCGTGAATCCTGATTGCAGGGGTCCAGTTACTGTTGTTGGCGGTGGGCTAGACCATTTGGTCTAGCCTACCGGTTAGACGGACGGGGTTGGTTCCCCAGTCGGTTTTGAAGATTCGGCTCGTCGGATGACGTGGAGTCCCTCCATCGCATACTCAAAAGGTGAGCGATGTGAGGGGAGTCTCCCCGGGTCGGGCGAGGTCCAACCTCTTCTGATCAATTCCCCCACTTTCTCGGCAGAACTGCGGGGGATGCGGTTACGGTGGGGTGGAGCGGAGGGCGGCGCGAACGAAGCCCATGCACGCCGGGCACATGAGCCGCTGCGCGTCGCCCGTGATGCCGACGTTCTTCCAGCCTTCCGGCCACTTTTCATCCGAGTGCAGTTGCTCGACACGCTCGCCGCATCGGTCACAGGTGTAGCGGTCGATCCAGTCCTTCGTCATCGGTCGTTCTCCTTCGGGGCGGCAGGGGTGGAGCGGAGGGCGGCGTCGAGAGCAGCGATGTCGGTGTTCGCGGTTACGTGTCGGACCTTGGCGTCGTAGGTTCCGAACCAGTCGTCAACGACCGTCTGCGCGGCCTTGCGCAACTCGACGAGTCGAGCATCGAGCAGGGCCGTGCGGTCCCTGACCTCGGCCGCGATGAGGCTCCGCGCCTTCTCGGTCAGCCCCTCGGCGTCCCCGGTGGGCTGGAGGGCGGCGTAGTGGGGGTATCCGGGGCACGGGACGGGGTTGCCCTGACCGTCGAAGTGCGCGACGGTGCAGGCCCATTGGGTGGCGGGCTGGGGGGGCGCAGGGGTGAACTCACGCTTCGCGGCGTTGTACCCGGCCCAGTAGCCCTCGTCCTTGACCAACACCTCATGGGGGGCGGCAGGGGTGGAGCGGAGGGCGGCGCGGAGGGCGGCGATGCGACCCGTGACGAGCCATCCAATCGGCAGCGGGTGCCCCTCGTAGGCATCCACGACCGCCTCTGCCGCCTCGCGCAGCCCGTCCTCGGGGCCACGGGGGTCGAGGGTGACGCCTGCGGCGGCGTCTTCGATGGCGATGATGGTCGTTTCGAGGCCCATGCCGGGGAACCACTTGGGATCGCCCGGTGTTCTTGCGTACTCGAAGAGTAGCCATTTACCCGGTTCCGTGAGCGGACCATCAGCCACGATGGAAACCCCTGACCATGAGCCCCGCGAACGGGGCGCTGATGACGATGACGAGGATCATGGTCATGGTGTCTCCTTAGACGCTGAATGACTTTCTGAGTAGGTCGTAGTCGAACGACTCGCTCTGGCCGTTGTCGAAGATGACGAGCCAGATGCCTTCGTTGTCCGTCGTGATGGGGCCTTCGGCCTGTCCGAATCCGAATCGGTAGTGGCCGGTGACGGTGATGCGGTCTCCCTGTCGGACGCCCAGATGAGATCGGTCCAGCCCTCGCTCAGGGCTTTCGCTTCCCATTCGGGTCTTGATGGGTGACTGATGTGCCCGATGTAGGCTTTCGGCAAACCCTCCGGGTTCCGTCCCCACAGGTTGAATGCCATTTCGCCTGTACCTCTTGTCGCATTGGTGTGCCCAGACCATTACTTGGCCTCGATCTTCCGGTCTTCGGTGCGCTCGCGGTCGGAGCGGGGGGACTTCTGGTTAGACGAGTTCTGGTAGTAGTTGACGTTCTCCTGCTTGGAGATCAACTGGTTCCTGACTTTTGCCTCGTGGCGCGTCTTGTGGTTTCCCACTGGATCATTCCTCCAAGAGTTCGATGCGCTGGACGGGGGTGGTGTAGATGGTGTCGTAGAAGTTGGGGCCGAACCGCAGGCTGGCGCGTGTGCCGATCAGGACGATGGGGACCGTCGTAAGGGGTCCTTTTGATTCGGTCATGCCGATGATGTGGTCGGGAGTTCGGGGGTTTGGTGCGCGGCGCTCCCATGTCATGGTTGCTGTGTCGATGATGTAAATGGCAGCGCTGAGAGTGTGGAACCGGTACTTCATGGTATTCCTTTCTGTGGAAAATCGAGGGTGTGCGCACACGCATATCGCACATTTCCGCTCCGTCGAGCGGTGTCCTGTTTTCGGCTTTCGGCCCGGGCCTATAAGCCACTGGTGATTCTTGGACGAACCCTCGGAGACTGGTTGGGGCGGGCTTATGGGCCGGTTGTCCCCGGGTCTCATGTGGTAGGAGGAGTGTGTTGTCGTTCCGCGTCAACCCCGGGGTGTGGCCTTTAGCCAGTTTCCGGGTGCCCGCTGAGCCGCACTCCTCCTCGTGTGGTTCGGGATGGTTGATCGTACAACAAGTTCGACCAGTCATCCCAGTGATGCAGTTCTACCGTCATCTCTGACGGGCCATCATCCCCGCATCGGGGAGAACGACTTGGGTGATCAGCCCGTTACCTCACCGCCTGTTGTCCCAAGGGCTACCTTGGCTTCCCACCGGTACCGGTGCGCCTATCGCAGAGCCTTGGAGACTCATCGTATGTGTGGCTGTCGTTCTCCCCGTTGGGGGGGTGGGTCACGTTTCGTTATTCCCGGGAACCGATGATTCCGTTATTGATTGTATCACGTTCTATCAACGGGATACGTCAACTCATTCGTCCTCTCTCGTAAAAAAGTCTCCGCGCCCCTGCTCTCTCTGAGCAGCGGTGCTACCGGGGCATCGAATTGTCGTGAGACACCGGGGTCCGGGGGTGGCAAACCCCCGGGTAAAAGAGAGGAGCGCGTGAGCGCGACTCCGCTCGTTCCAAGCAAAAAACGCCCTCCCTCCCCCGAAGGGAAGAGAGGGCGTTGCGCCTCGTCGTGTGCGCCGTTGTCCCCGGCGTTATTGAGTTGCGATGGAGCGAAAGAACGCTACACCGTAGACCTCGGTTACGAGTTTGGATGGTGGACGACTAGAGATCCTCTGCGTCCACGATTGCGGCGCGCTTGGCGAAGTTCTCCTCCTGCCACGCGCCGTACGCGGCCCCGTGGCGCTCCACGAGCGTCTGGAGGCTCATCTTCTCGCCGTCCTCGGTGGCGTCGAGACCGACGATGGTCGAGAACCGGGGCTCCATGACGGGGCGATACCCGTACTGGACGACCTCGGACGTGAGTGCGAGGTAGTCGGCCCCCTCGCGGGTCTGGCGGAACGAGATGCCGTCCACGCGGGTCACGTCGATCACGACCTTCGCGTTGGTCTGGCGGTTCACGACCTCGGTCTTGGTCGTGGTCTCGTCCGTGAGGACGATGAAGGGCCAGCGGAGCCCGTTCGGCAGCGAGATGGTGGTCTTCTGCCCGATCTTGGTCTTCACGAGTGTCTCCTTTGACACTAACTGGGTCAGGGGGTGATTGTCACCCTCTGTACCTATTCCCCCACTTCCTCGGCTGACCTGTGGGGTTCAGTCCATCGAATACGAGTCACCTGCGAAATACTCGAATTCGTCGTCGAGGTTGACGAACTCGTCGTCCAACCCAAGGAAGCCCTTGGGGCCTGCGTAGCCGACGTCGATCATGCCGCCCGGAAGGTCGGCAGTGATCATGCCGTTCGGCTCGCCGTCGATCCGGTCCTCTTCCCAGACGACCGTGCGCGGGTTCTCCGCGTGGTACACGATGCGCCCGGGGTCCGGGTCTTCGGTGCCGAAGCGCCGGGAGTTCGTGTCGGCGTCGAACTCCTCCTTGGTCATGCGCGCCATGACCGTCTTGCCGCCGTAGTAGTCAGCGAAGGCGTGCATCTGGTCGAGTTCGTCCAGAGTCGGCAAGACGCCGAACCGGTCGAGCCAGTCGTACTTCAGCGCCTTGCGCACTGCCAGCGCCTCTGCTGAGTCGCGGAACTTCTTGGCGCCGATGTAGGCCACGCCCAACTTGCCGTCAGGCGTGGGTTCGAACTTGGCACCGTGGACGGGGCCTGAGTTCCAGATCGACTGCTCCCACTCGATCTTGCGCTTCATGGTCGCGAGCGCGGTGGGGTCGATCATCACGTCGATGATCGCCAGCATTGCGTCCGTGATCTCGGTGGGGTCGTGGTCCTCTTGGAAGGACTGCGACAGGGAGATGCAGGCGATGCCGTTGGCCTTCAGCGTCTGCTGCGTCGTGGCCAGTTCCTTGTGCTGCGTGTTGATCAGGTAATCGAGTTCGGCAGCACGGCTGACGAACCGGTCGATCACGTTCTGGGCGCCGATGGGCGTGACCATCTTCGCGTCAGCCTTGGGCTTGCGCGAGAACTTGGTGGTGAACAGCGTGCCCCAGATGGGGTCGGCCTTGCCGACATGCACCCGTGCTGCGGCTTCCTTGCGGATGCCGATGGGCAGCGACGGGCCGAAGCCCGGCAGGATGTTGATGGCGTTCACTCGATCTCCTTGCTTGATTGAGGCGGTTATCCCCCCAATTCCTCGGCAGGTTAGCGACGTGCCTCCTTTGCGAGGGTGTGTATGGTCTCTCCTGCTGGGACGCAGAGGGATGGGGCTACTGGGCGAGATGCTCGGCTAGGATCGCCATGGCCATGTCGGCCATCTCGGACAGGCGCGGGTTGCCCGCCCACGAGTCGAACTTGCCTGTGCGGTCGGGATCGGTGTAGACGTAACAGCGCCACGGCTCATCGTTGTCAGCGATGATCTGGATGTACTCGTTTTCCCAGATGGTGCGTGTGGCCGGTGTGATCTCGATTTCGTTGAGGTTCACGACATTCTCCTGCTGGGACGCAGTGGGGTGGGATGGGATTAGGCGAGAGCGGCGATCTGACGCATCCGCCCGTTGAGCGGGAAGAGATTGTAGACGGGCTTGCCCGCCTTCAGGGCGTAGCGGATGCAGTTGTAGGTGCCGCCGCCGCGCTTGCCGTTGTAGACGGCGAAGACGACATCGGCCTGATCGACCATGGCCTCGTTCCTTGTCTGGTAGGCGCGAACGTCGTATGCGCCCGGGTTGATCACGATGTGCGCTTCAGCCGCGTTGCGCTGCGTGCGCAGCGACTTCTTGGCTGCGTCGGTCCAGAACCGGGTCATCACGTCCAAGTCGAAGGGCGTGACGAGCGTGTACGGGATGTTGCGCGTGAGCGCGTAGGTCGCGGCCCACGAATCGGTGCCAAGCGCGCCGCCCACGACGAAGTGGAGATCGGTGCGGCCCTTGACCAGCGCATCGAGTGCAGCCGCAAACTCGATGAACCCGATGCCGGGGATGTCCTTGGGACGGTGCCCGGTGAACGCGATGGTGTGCATGGTCTCTCCTGCTGGGACGCAGTGGGGGGATTAGAACGGGAAGTCGCAGAGACAATCCCGGTTGAGGAAGTGGCAGGCCGGGCACTCCTTGTCGAGGAAGGTGTCCAGATCGGCCACGCTGTTCCAGTCCTCATCTACCGACCCGGACGGGCGTTCGGGCGCAGAGGGCGCGTCGCAGTTGCGGCAGGTGATGACATCACCGCCGAACTGGTGGCGCACGTCGTTGTCGAGGTCGCTGGTCAGCGGGGTCAGCGCCCAGCCGGTCGTGATGCGCGTGTTCGGCTGCCCGCAACCGCTGCACGTGATGCTGAGCGGCACGTGCCGGATGCCGCTGGTGAACCGCTCACCGTCACTGTTCACGAACACGATGTTCTCCTTTAGTCGCGTGGCCTAGGTTGGCCCATGCGCCTAGGGCGCCCGAAGGCAGCATTAGGCGCATGGTGTTAGGCGCGGGGGCCTGACGTGCGTGCGATGGTGACGAGTTGGGCGATGTACGAGTAGACGGCCTCGACGCTGTGGTCGATGTTAGCGCAGTGGGCGCAGTGAGGGTCAGCAGCCATGTGGAGGAGGACAGCAACGAGGTCGTTGCCAGTCATGCGGCCATGCTGCGTGGCGAGGCAGCGCAGGTCGCAGCGGTCTTCTTCGTTGGCATACATCTTGGGGACGGCGATAGTAGGGACGTGGGGATCACCGATCACGTTATTCTCCTGCTGGGACGCAGTGGGATGAGTGTTAGAACGCAAGGGCGCAGAGGCAGGACATCCACGAGTTGTACGTGTCGCCGCAGGCTTCGCAGTGGTGGATGGCGAGCGGCACGAACTCGGGCTCGACCGTCTCGCAGGCCCCTGCGCAGTTGAACGCCAACTCGCCGCAGTTGGCGCAATGCTCGGCTCCGAACCCGCCGTAGCCGTCAGGCATCTCGTCGTAGGACTGGGCGGCGCAGTTGATGTCCTCGTGGCTGGAGTCGGGGCCGCACGCGCTGCACGGGTGCCAATCGTTGTTCTCGGCCCAGAACTGGGTCATGTTCTCCGGGTCGGCCATGGGGGCGAGGACCGTGCAGCCGTCAGACGTGGCGGGGATGTATGCGAACGCGGTAGCCACTGTAGTTCTCCTTGTCCTTTAGACGCGGCCTAGGTTGGCCCATGCGCCTAGGACGCCCGAAGGCGCCTAGGCTTGGTGTCCGCCTAGCGGCAGACCTTGGTGGACGGTGAGTACCGGCAGACGGCGCAGAGCCAGCGCCACTTGCCAGCGAAGAAGGACTGGTTCCCGCGACGGATCGTCGCGAAGCAGCCGATGCCTTCACAGGTGTGGACGGTGTTGGACACGTCGGTCTCCTTTAGCCTTGGCCTAGGTTGGCCCATGCCGCTAGAAGCCCCGAAGGGCGACTAGCGGCTGGCGCCCTTAGCGGACGTTGAACATCTCGGCAACCCGCTTGGCGGCGAAGGCGTGGCACGCGACCAACTTGCCGACGGAGACGGCGCCGGGCAGGCCGGTGACGGCGGCGGCGTAGACCGTGTTGTAGACGGCGGTCACGTAGTCGGCGTGGTGCTTGATGCCCGCGTAGCAGCCCTTGGCGCCGCAGCGGTTGGTGTCGGTCGCGACGAACATGTGGTTGACGACGTTGATGCGCGCGGTAGCGGTGGCGGTCATTGCGATCTACTCCTACTTTAGCGTGAGGGCGCTAGATGCAACCCTTCTCACCCTCCAGACGGTGCGAAGCATCAACACCCCGTCTTCCCCGTGAGGGCGTGCAAGAGAGAAGAGAGTGCAGAGAGAGCGTCGATACGCTCTCTTTGCCCGTTTGACCTGATTCGTGAGGATCAGGTCAACTCACGTGAGTGAGGTGGGACGCAGTCCCACGTCCCCCCGGGGGGGGTGGGCGTGAGGCCACGTGGTGGGGTTGTGCGTAGTGGGGCGGGGGTGGTCGCAGTGTAGAGCGTGTGGAGTGGTGGGTACCTCCTATTTGTGCCACATGTAACCCGTAACACGCCCCGAACCGGTGTCGCACGATGGGCAGGGGAGGGTGTTCCTGACTTTGTGTGGGATAGGCATGAAAAAAAGGGCCGTGTGGCCCCCTAGAATGGGTGGGATAGCCTCACAGGTCAGTGGTGTGAAACCTGCACAGCATCTGCACGCTTCTCATAAAGTGATAGTTTGGGTGTTCGAATCTCAAAAGTCGTCCGAACACGTCACTTTTTTTTTAGGGCTCTTCCACACAGGGAATACCTTATCTATCTATCATCTTATCTATAGAAAAGAAGAAGAATGATAGGCGAATGCTGTCGGGAATGAAGATAGTTAGCTCTCAACAACCGAGTTTCTGGATACACCCCCAGCCCATTACCGATGTGTTCGGACGGACTTTCAGAAGATGACACCCTAACTTCGTGCAGAGGCCGTGCGTGCCGACCCGTTTGTAGAACTCGGTTGTTGAGAGCCATCTATCATCACTACAAGACGTTGTGTGATATTAGAGCGCCGTCTCCAGAAGTGTGATATAGTCCTCCTAGAGGTCGAGGAACCACCCCGACGACAGGAGATGACCACCATGGCACGACCGCGCAGGCCCTTCAGTGGGGTCGAGGACATTCTACCCGCTGGGGTCCGCTGGATGCAGGACGAGGCGCCCGATACCGTTGGCACCCGGCAGGCTCTTCGCTGGGAGGCGAGTTCCCACTGGGTGTACGCGACCCCCAACGGGTGCTACGACCCGATGACGTACCTCTTCGTCCTCGATGCGCTGATGAACATCGATGCCGACATCGAGTTGAGGGCTCACAAACTGGTCGAGTACCTCCAGTCACGGCCCTATAGGATGGTCTGGGACTCTGTGACGGTCGGAAAGGTGATCAGCGACCTCTGCGACACGTTTGAGGACGTCCTTGGGGCCAAAATGGGCCTTCTGGAGCGCGGGAGGGACTGGAGAGGCGCCTTTTACCGGATTCACCGGTCTGAGACCACTGCAAAGGCCGCTCTGGCGCTTCGGGAAGACCTCTACAAGGCCACGGAGGTCGAAATGTCCGCTCGTGCGGCTGGAAACAGGCCCAAGGCGCTGATTTCGCCCTTGGTCGAGTGCCCGAGTGCCCGTGGAGCGTGGACCGACCTGTCATGAACCTCCACAGCATCAAGGTGAAGCGGGATGACGCCATGTTCGCCACCGCCCCGATCTTCCGCCGCTCCTCTGACACCTTCACTGTCGATGACCTCTACCGTGTCGAGCGGGCGATGCGGCGGCCCCGCCTTGATGAGACGCCCCCGTCCGTCCCCACTGAAGCGGCCCTCCTTATCAGGAACATCCAGTTCTGGGCCAATGACAGGATGCTTCGTGGTGAGCGGTTGCAGGATCTGCGGTACCACGTGTCGCGCCGCCAGATGTATGATCTTCTTCAGGTGGTGGGGTCGCGTTATGTCGAGTACCGTCCCATGCTTGGTGGTCCTACCCGGGTTCGTGTCTGGGGAGTAGACGTGGTGCAACTTTATCCGGGGGTTGATGAAGATGTCTAAGACGAGTCGCGACAAGTACGAGAAGCCGGTGAAGGCCGAACGGCCCAAGGGGAAGACGGTCTTGTGTGATGGATGCGGTGCGGCGTATCCTGAAAGTGAGGTCTCGGTCGAGGTTGACGAGAAGACCAAGTCGGTCGTTGCTCGTCTCTGTGGAGGGTGTGTCTGATGGCAACGTACAGTAGGAATCTTGCGGACGGTGGGGTTGCCCGGAAGACGCCTCCGAAGTCCCGTCCCAAGGTGTCGCAGCCTGTCCATCAGGAACTCGTGCGGCTCACGCTCCCGGCGAAGAGGGTCAAGCCCGCCTCCCAGACGTTCAAGCCGATCAAGTCCAACCCCCGCGTGAATGACCTGCTGAAGCAGGCCAAGAAGACCAAGCCCTGATGCCGCTTCTGGTTCAGCGTGAGGGGACGACCACGACCAACCTCACCGAGAAACCCCAGATGTGCTACACGTGCAAGACGAGGAAGACCGGGCTCTTCTCGGTTGACGGGAACGGGAACCCCCGATGCGCGGACTGTTGCCGTGCGGTCGGGAGGCCCATCCCGGGAAGTGAGGAGCCCGTTGGCTAGGATCAAGGCATACTGGCATCTTGAATGCCACGATCAATGCTCGTTCAGACCCGGTACGCCGAATAGCGACCGGGTCTCCGGCTTGCTTGCGCAGGGGCGGTCTCTCCGGGTTGTCGTTGAGGCTGCTGCCCAGCAGGGGATCACGACCAACATCGCCACGCTCTCTCGGCATTCCAAGCACATCATCGAGGACTTCCCCGAGGAGGAGGAGGTTCCGACCGGGCCGAAGGCGAGCAATATCGAGATTCTAGAGGCGATCATTGCGAAGGGGTTCCAGAACAGGAAGAACTGGAAGCCCACGATCAGCGACACGATGAAAGCGATGGACATGTGGTTTAGACTGACACAGGGGAATCCGTTTGATGAACTACTTGACACTTTGGCGAGCGCGGGGATGGGAGACGAGAATCCTGAAGCGGTGGATGGGGCTTCGGTTCCCGTTCCCGACGTTGAGGACGAGGATGGTGGGGTTTCTTGACTCCCGCGGGGCGTGCGATCTGGGCGCGAGCGATGAAGGACCCTATCTTTTTCGCCCAAACCTTTTTGCCTAAAAAGCCCCATCCCGGGCAGCAGACTTGGCTACGAATGTCGGTTCAGCCGATCAATACGCTCGTCCCCGGCAACCGGTGGGGCAAAAGTACCATTATCGCGGAAAAACACATCTGGGCTTGTATCTCGAAGCATGGTCTGAAGGCCAAGACCAAGGCAGAATGGAAGGCAGCGGAGTATGAAACAATCTCGGTCGCAATGTCGGCAGACCAAGCGGCGATTGTCTTCAAGGAAGCAAAGAAACTCCTCAAAGACTCTCCACTTCGCGTTCTGGTCAAGGCCATGCGATCTACGCCGTTTCCTCACATCATCTTCGCGAACGGGGCGGTCTTTCATTGCCGCTCAGCGCATGATGACGGGAAGTACATCGACGGACACGCTTACCGGTATCTGTCCATCGATGAGGCAGGGTGGATTCCGAACCTGAAGAGCCTGATGACCAACGTCATCGTCATGCGACTGGCTGGAGGAGGCGAGATTGACCTCATCGGCACGCCTAAAGGCTACAACGACCTCTATTTCTACTATGAGCGAGGGCAACGAGGCACTCCCGGGTACTATAGTCAACGTGGCAGCATCTATGACAATCCGTACCTCCCGCGAGAGGATATCGAGATGCGCGACCGACTCCTCGCCTCCGCTGACCCGAAAATCAGAAAACAGGTGCTGGAAGGCGAGTTCGTTGACTTCAGCGGGCTCGCCTTTACCCGTGACCAGCGGGATAACGCGTTCGACCCCCATCTGGAGCATTACGAGGGGTATATCCCCGGACACCGCTACTGGGCGGCGTTCGATCTCGGTAGACAGACGGACTTTACGGTTGGGATCGTGCTGGACGTCACGACCAAGCCTTGGAAGGTCGTCTCCTTCACGCGGCTGAACAAGGTCGCGTGGGAGGAGATCTACGCGACGATTGATCGCGTGACTAAGGAATACCACATGCGATTCGCCCGGATCGATGCCACGGGACCTGCTGGCGACGTGATCGAGGAGGAGATGACCAAGCGGGGCATCAAGGTGGACGCATTCAAGACATCCACCCGTGCATCCAAGTTGGACATCATCAATGGGCTCCAGAGTGCCTTGGATGAGGGGCGGAAGGTCATCGGCGTTGCGGATAGTGTCGATGACAACGGATCGGTCCAGCATCACCCGATTCTGGAGGAACCCGGCGACGGCAACTGGGGATTGATCAGATTGCCCTGCATTTCGCAGTTGATGGATGAGATGGGTATCTATAGCATTGATGATAAGAACATCCCGTTCACCGACTCGGTTATGGCCCTTGCGCTGGTCGTGGACCTTGCCCGGGAGATGGAGGGGGTCTCGGCCCCGCTCATCGGTGGAATGTACTGGTCCGCAGAACAGGAGACACAGAGTTCTCGGCGTGCTACTCTGGAACGGGTGGATATGGTCCGCATCCCTGTGGGCGTCAGCGGCGAGATCCTTGGAGGGTATTGATGGCTTCGATGGATAGGAAAGAAGTGGTCGATCTCTATCGATCTCTCCGAACCCAGTGGCAGGCGAGGAACGCCGAATACGATCTCTCTAGGAGCAGGTATAACGGGACTCATTGGGATGATGGCACGAACCCAGAGCCGGCAAACCGGTATTCGCTCACGCTGAACTACCTGAAGCCGTTTGTTGACAAGTCGGTCCAGTCTCTCGTCGGACGCGTGCCCGCGATCCAAGTGATGCCCGCTGGGGTTGATCTGGCCTCTCGGCGCCATGCCGAGCAACTGGAGGCCGTTCTCTATGGGACGTGGCAGGCGAACGACGTTGCGCGGGTCCTGTTTGAGACCGCGTTCGATTCCTTCGTCCTTCGGCGCGGTCTGATCTACGTCTGGTGGGACCCCGCGAAGAAACTGGTCCGGTTCAAGAATGTGACGCCCGACAACTTCTTTCCCGAGTTCGATGGTGAGGAGATGTGGCGCTGCGTCTATATCTCGCGTCGGGCCACGGATCGGCTTCGGAAGGACTACCCCGACCAAGCGGATGACATCAAGGAAGACAGTGAGATGGATTACAGCCTCACTGTGAACGATGACACCTACCGTGCGACCGCCAAGGGGCAGACCACGGTCATCGACGTGTTCGACGTGGATGGTGGCCACACGCGTGTCATGGGCGAGGCCGTGATCAACAATTCGCTCCATTACCCGTTCAAGGCCCTGCCGTTCATCGAGTTCCCGTGTTTCCCCCAGTCGGGTCTCGCTGAGCCCCTGAACCTGATCAACCAGTTGATCGAACTGAACCAGTACCTTGACCAGTTGGTCAGCCAGAAAGCCGACATCATCGCGCGCTACGCCAACCCCACGATCCTCGACTTCGCCTCCGGGCAGAGTCCAGAGGAGATCCGGCGTGCTGTCGCTGCACAGGGTGCTGTTATCCCGATCCGGCGTGACGGGAACATCGGGCTCCTCAACTGGCAGGGAACGGTCCCGGCTATCGATGAGCAGATCACGCTCGTTCTCGACACCATGTTTGACCTCGCTGGGAAGCCCCGGTCGGCCTTTGGGCAGACTGTGGCCAACCAGAGCGGGATTCAGACGAACCTGAGCCTGAATCCGACCCTCCAGAGCAATGAGGCCCATGAGTCCGTCTGGGGTGCGGGGCTTGCGAAGTTGAACGAATTCATCCTCATGCTCTGGGAAGACTTCATGAAGGGCGACGAGATCTCCTTCCGTGGTCGGTATCAGGCCCCCAGTGGGTCCCAGAAGTTGTTCGATGTCACGATGCTTGGCAAGGACATCGGTGGCTGGTACAAGAACCGGATCAAGTGGCCGAGTGCCATCAGGACCGACGACCCGGTCTACGTCCAGAACCTCCTTCAGCAGTTGCAGGCGCAGCCGTTCCCGGCGATCAGCCTCTACACCTATCTGGAGTCGATGGGGTTTGAGGATGTCGAGGCCGAGAGCGACCGTATCGGTCAGCAACTGGAGGACCCGAGGTTCCATCCTGATCGCTTGAAGGCCGCGACGGATGCGATGGGTGCCATGCAGGGCCAGATGCTTCCTCCTCCGGGCGGCGGCGCCGCTCCGGGGGACATGCCTCCGGGCGGTCAGCAGGCGTTCACCGATTCTCTCGCTGCTGCTGGCAATCCTGACCAGACTATGCTCGCCCAGAATCAGGTGTAAGCGTGGCCGGACACTGGCAGACCTATCTCGCCATCGACGGGGATACCGGGAAGACGGTCAAGAAGCAGCGCTGGGTTGAAGATCCTGCTGCTCCCACAGCCGCTTCCACAAAGTCCACGTATCGGCCTCCGCTTGTCCAGCCTCCGCAGACTCCTGCGGGGCTGACCCCTGCCCAGAAGGCGCGGCTGGAGGCTTCTGCGAAGGAGCAGGCCCAGAAGGCGTTGGCCGATTCCGCGAAGGCGAGGACCAACAAGGCGCTGTGGGATCTGCTCCGCAAGCGTCAGGCCCAGCAGATGGCGATCCTCGACGGGCGTCCTGAACCGGCGAAGAAGTTTGGGACGAGTCCTGACGTGGTTTCCCTGATCTCCAAGATCCATCAGGCCGGTGCGGACCGTGCGACCTTGGAGGCGGTCAAGCATCGCAAGTACGATCCCAAGAAGAAGTCCAAAGATGTGTCTTCGGACCTTAGTACGCTTGAACGGTTGATCGCAGAGGCGCGTGCCCGTCAGGAGGCCGCTGGTGACGTTCCTACGTCCGTGGACTCCCAATACCTGATCGATCTTCAGGAGCAGTATTCGAAGCGTGCGGATGCCCTTCGGAGTGATGTCGAGGCCGCTGACAAGCGGTTCATCAAGCAATTCGGCAAGTTGAAGGGCAAGGACGGGAAATACCGGGCTGAGACGAAGGAACAGGTGGATGCGTGGAACGCGTTCTTCGCTGATCCTGAATATCGAGCGATGATGGCCGAATGGAACCGTGTTGCGGGTACTCCAGCCCTTCAGGGGTCTGATGGGTCTGCGTCGAAGACTCAGAAGACGTTCGATGCTATTGCGCTTGCCCAGCGAGCGTATCTCTGGAATCAGGGGAATACGGCCTACAAGCAGAATGTTTCGTTCCTTCAGAAGAACAAGGAGACCGACGAGGCCCGATCTGCCATCGTCAACTGGCAGACGGGCGAGCGGTACATGTATGACTCCGTCCGCGACACGATCCCCGCCACTCAGACCGGGATCGAGATCAGGAATGGGTTCGTCCACAAGCGGACTCCTGACGAGGAAGTCGATTTCCAGCGTCAGAAGTACATCGCCAAGCAGCAGCAGCAGTTCCTTCTCTCGACGCAGAAGCAGATGATCTCGATTGCCGGTGCCCCGATTGGCGTGATCTCGCAGATTGCCAATAGTGCGGCGAATGTCGATAGTGCCGAGATGCAGTCGTTCTTCGATCAGGCACAGAAGATGTCCGGTGTGACGGGCGTCAACAGTCGCCCCGATCAGCAGAGGATCGTGGATGCCGCGATGTCCCTCTGGGATGCCAAGTATGGGCGGCTTTTCAACCAGCAGACCGGGTTTGTCTCTCCGACCGGTGGGTTTGACCGTGAGAACATGTCTGGGATGCAGTACGGCGCTATCTCGACCGATCCTGTCCGCGCGAAGTACCTTGCCGCTCGCGAGCAGGCGTACCAGAGTTTCTACCGGAAGATGGGTGTTGATGCGCCGAACCTTCTTGAAAAGGTCCCCGGGGCGATTCCTCCGATTCAGGGTCTCGCTAACATGATTGGGGCCGGACCCGGCATCTTCGGCACGAGCGGGAAGGTTGTCGCGTCTGCTATTGCGGGCCAGCCTGCTGAGTTGCTCATGTCCGGTGGGACGATCCAGTTCCGCGATCTTCCGTCTAAGCAGCAGGAGCAGGTTATTGAGACCCAGTCTCAGTTGCTGAGAGACAAGAAGGGTGGTTGGTATGTCTCGCGTCTGGAGGCGTATCAGGGCCTTGGAAACATGACTGCCGATGAGATCACGAACCGCATGACCAAGGATGCCCTTGAAGAGGCCGTCTACGAGGTTGGGCGTCAGTTCTTCACGACTCCCCAAGGACAGGCGTGGGGCGATGCCAACAAGCAGTATCCGGGTGGTTTTGGCATCACGACTGGTCGTACGCCCGATGAGGCTAAGCGCATCCAGACTGAGGCTGCCTCGTTCGCCCAGAAGTTCTACGAGAAGGGTATCTGGGCAAATGACGGTCGTGGTGATCCGATGATGGTCTTTGAGGCCCTGAACCAGTACGGGCAGGCTGTTGCGACCCCTGACTCGATTGCCCTCAACCTTGCGTACTCCATGATCCTTGATCCGACGAATGCCATCCCCCTGAAGGCCACAACGTGGCTTGCCCGTCTGAAGTATGCCGATTCGATCATGAGCCAGTCCAAGGATATGAACCTGTTGTCCAAGGCGTGGAAGGGTCTTTCGTCCTTCCAGCGGGTCACGGAGCCCGAACTGCGATGGGAGAAGGTCGTTGGCGAGGCTGCATCCAAGTTGGCCGAGGGTGTCGATCCTGCCCTGATTCGCGAGGCGTTCCTTGGTGCGCTCCTGAAGATCGAGCCCGACAAGCAGGAAGAGGCGATTGCGAAGTTCCTGCGTGAGTCGGGGATCAACCCGAATACGGCTTCGGGCAGGAACGCCATGACCATGACCGAAGAGGCCATGGCTGCGATGTTCAAGAGGACAAAGACGGAGTTCCCCGGCTTTGCTGCCGAGCAGGAGAAGATCCTCGCCAAGTACGAGGCCGACAAGGCTCTTGCCGACTTCAGGATGAAGGCTGTTGACGCGCACAATGCTCTTCGCGAGAAACTGTCTCGTGACCAGCATATGACTTCCTATGAGAAGTTGATGGCTGAGCGCGAGGCTGAGCATAAGGCGGCTATCGATCTCCAGAAGGCCGAGGCTGCTGCTGCCAAGGAGGGCGTCGAGGTCCCTGACCGGACCGAGGAGATCGCTGCTGCGGCCAAGAAGGTCGAGGAGGCCAAGACCGCTGTTGACGAGGCCGAGCGGGCGAGGATCTTGGTCGAAGCCGAAGACGAGAAGATTGCGAAGGCCGAGGCCAAGCGTGAACGGAAGAACGCGAAGGCTCGTGCTGAGCGTGCTGCGGTTCGCCTGAAGAAGGAAGAGGAGGCTGCTGCCCGGGTTGAGGCCGCGAACGTGGTGATGGAGAAGGCCAAGGAAGTCCCGGTCGTCCACGAGAGGACGGTCGAGGCGATTCAAGACTCCGACGCTCTGGCGCGTGCTGCGGCGCTTCACAATCCAGCCCCCGTTGCGGCGGATGGGTCTCCGATTGTCTATAGTTCGTTTGGTGAGACGGCTGTCAAGGAAGCGAATCTGCCCCGGTCTGCTGCGGCTGTTATTCCTCCCAACCCGGAGTCCTCTCACACGCTCCTTGGTCGTGTCTACAAGGTGTTCGGACGACACTCTTCGGTCGAGATTTATCCCGTCGAGGTTGGTCGCGGGTCTGAGGAGTTTGAGTTTGCCCTTGGCAAGGGGACGGAGTTCTTTGCGACTCCGCGCGGAAAGCGACTTGCTGCCGACCTGAACGCCACGCACATGCCCAACGCGGCCAAGGCTGGCCGGATGGAGCAGATCAAGGATGTTCTTGCGCGTGGGTGGGTTTCTGATCCCTCTACGCTTGCCCCCGGCATGGCTGGTTCTGGTGGTCTTCACTATCTGAACCCCAAGGAGATTGCGCACCTGAAGGCCGAACTGGCGAATCTCGAACGGGATATGCGTCCGAATGCTGGTGTTCGCGATTCGGCTCGTCGTGCGATCCGCGAGGAGGCGTCTCGTTCGTTTGCCCGTGTTCGCGCTGAGCAGCAGGGCGCGATGTCTCCCCTCAAAGGCGTTGAACGTGAACAGGGGTGGAGCGATGCCCTTGGCAAGGGCGGCGTTGGCGAAGATGGGGTGTTCTACGGGAGTGGGTATGAGATCCCGAATGGCCCGAAGTCCACCCACCAGTTCATTCCTGATCAGGCTACGGTTGAGCGTCTCGGTGGTGCCCGGACTCCCGCTGAAGGTATTGCGGTCAGGAATGACTTCCGCGCGCTGGAATCCCTGAAGTGGGAGTTTTCTACCCAGCAGAAGCGCTTCATCGACGGCAAGATTACGCGGAAGCAGTTGGACGATTGGATTGACAAGCATCTGACCCCCGTCATCCTGAAGCGGGCCGAAGAGACTCTTGACGCCGATCTTCACCGTGGGATGGGTACTCTGGATGTGACTCGTGGGTATGAGCCCGGGGACACGCTCCTAGAGTTCGGCCACGTGATGACGCAGGATCTTCTCAATCCTGATGGCACGTTGAACCAGAAGGCGTTTGACGACTACTACGCGACGTTCACGCTTCTGGGGTCTAGTCCTGAGCAGCGCGCCGCTGGCGATGCCCTTGGGTCATTCGACACGACCCTTCGCCGTTCCATGGAGCCTCGTCGGCTGGAGCGATACTTCACGCATCTCTGGCTTCAGGGTGTCTCCGGTCCCAAGGAGTTCAGGGAGAATGGTCAGGCGCTGTTCAACCTCTTCTCGATGACGCTTCTCGATGGCGATATGACGAAGTTGAAGGCGTATGGCGTGATGGTGCGCCGCTTGCTGAAGAAGGACCAGCAGATGATGAATCCTTACCTGCACATGTGGCAGGTGATGGAGAAGCGCGCCATGCTTCCGTGGATGAACACCCCCAACCTCGACTTTGAGGTAGTTGAGGCTGGGTTCATGAATTCGGCAATTCTCACTGGCGGGCTCCATCCCAACATGGCGCTTGCTATGATCCCGTATGGACCGTTTGCCCGCGAGACGCCGACCCGGTTTGGTTATTCGAACCTTCTTGACCAGATCCCGAAGACGAAGTCCCGCCTGTTCGCCCCCGCTCCGTATCAGTGGAACGACTACCATGCCCTCTCTAGGATTCTGGAGATCGGTTCTGGTCGTTTTGAGGACCCCGGTACGTCGATTCGCGCGGCCACGCAGGTTCTTGACTACATCGCTGAGCGGTACGGTGAGTTGTCCCGACGCCAGATGTTTGCTCTTCGTGAGCATGATCTGAGTATCTACATGGTTCGCACGAGTCTTGGGAATCATCCCGAGATGCTCAATGAGTTTGAGAAGATTCGCCGGGAGTTCGCTTTCGATCAGGTTGAGCAGATCAAGAACGCGTGGTTCCTGAAGAACCCCCGGAGGAAGACGCTTCCGAAGGGGTTTGAGCGCCGTGCGTATGACTCTGCTCTGGTCAAGTTTGAAGCCATGATGGGGTCTGATGCGTATAAGAACATCCGCACCGGCATGTCTCCTGAGTACGATACGTTCCTTCGGGATCGGTTCTTCAAGGCATACTGGACTGGTGCTGTCACCCATGACAATCCGGGGCTTCACACGCTCTCGCTCCTGTTCGCCCTTCAGCGTTCTTCCGTCCAGAAGGGTCAGCAGTGGCAGGAGTTTGCCCTTCGATACATCAACCATATGGATCGTGCCGGGTATGGTGTCCTTGGTCGCGAGGTTGTTGGTTCGATCTTTGAGTCCCAGCGGTATGCCAATATCAACAAGACGATGGTCGAAGTCCTTGAAGCCGAGCGTGCCCGTGTGGCTGGTGAGGTTGGTGCCGTCGTGCAGGACTTCTGGGTTGCTGCGGGTATCGCTCCTACTGTGGATCAGGCTGAAGCCCATCTTGCCCTGAGCAAGTTGACGGAACTTGCGAAGCGTCTGGAAGATGAGTCCAAGTTGGCCATTGAGCGTGGCGAAGAGGATGACGCGGCTCTCATGGACTGGACGCGGGCGAATGATTCCCGTGGTGACAGCACTGCCGCGAACTACACCGAGGAGACGCTTCTTCAGGCGCGTGAACGGGCGAGCGCCCAGATCGAAGTCCTGACGACCCAGCGGTCTGACCTCGCAGCACGGCTTACTGCGTCTCCGTGGGCTTCTGACACGATCCGCGATCTTCCCGGTTCTCGTCTTGCTAAGCGTGGTGAGTTCCCCGAGGCTGGTGATGTTCCTGTCGTGGTTGTTCCTGATGTTCTTCTTGTGACCCGCATCAAGAAGATCAATGGCAAGTCCGTCAAGATCAACGGGAAGGTTGTTCGCGAGCGGGTCTCGATTCCGAACCCCGATCTTGCGCAGATGAAGGAAGTGGTCGATGGTGTCTCGCGGATCGAGGGTGGTGGGATGCTTGTCACCCAGCACGCTTCCCGTACTCAGATCGCCCGGACGGCCCGGGCCATTACGAGTGACGGTATTCCTCTTGCCGCCAAGCGCCGCGTGTATCCTGATATGGGTCCTGCGCTCATGCGGTTGAACGTGTTGTCTGATCCGGTAGAGCGGCGTGCGTTTGTCGAGGGGCGGTCGGAGCCGCTTCGGTCGCTCCTGAAGCAGTACGAGGCCGAGCGTGCTGCGACGAGTCACCTGATGGGGATTCTCCATGGCCTTGTTCGGACGACCCACGCGGTCTCCGGTCTGTCCTATGAGGGCGAGCAGGCGATGAGGGGAATCGTGGCCGATGTCCTGAAGTTGCGTGACGGGAAGAAGTTGCTGAATAGTCTTGCGTCCGCGCAGGGCGAGACTCTGCTTGCGTCCCGTCTTGGCCAGTACATGCGGGATCAGGGGTTGTATGAGGCTCATGCCTTGACGAAGAAGCAACTCGCCCGTGCTGCCCGGCAGAAAGATGCGATGATTGCGGCCTTGCACGAGGAGGGGTCTCCTGAGTCTCTTGCCCAGTTGGACAGGATCACGACGGCGGTGACGAACCGTGATCGTGATGAGGCCGCTGCTGCTGCTACGCGCCTGACCACTGAGGGGCAGCGGAGCCACGCTGCTGCTGTTGCTGAGCAGACCGAGGCCCAGCGTGAGGTTGAGGCGCAGATCGTCAAGCAGACGGCTGATCTTCGTGTCTTCCGAGAGAAGACAGTTGAGAAGATCAGGGATCTCCGTGTTCAGTTGAAAGATGGGGTTGACGATCTTTCTCTTCCCCCTGTCCCGCAGCAGAGATCTATTCAGCGGAACAAGCGGTTGCAGGAAGTTCTCAATCGCCGTCTGACTGAATTGAAGAAGCAAAAGGCACACGATGAGGAGTTGGCTATTGATGCGCTTCGGCGCATGGGTCAAACCGAGTATGACGCTCGCAGCGCCGTGACTCAGACGGGGTTGCTTTTGAAGCATAAGAACGATGCCGAGATTGCCGATATCGAGAAGCAGTTGGCGACTGATATCGTTGATGCACCTGTTGGTGGTGGTGCCGGTAAGACGTCTGAGATCGCGTTCCCTGCAACCGAGGGCAAGATCAAGGCTGAGTCCAAGGATCTTCCGAAGCGCCCCTTGACGCCGGAAGAGGCCAACATCACTCGGACGCAGATTGACGCTCTTGTTGCTGAGATTGCGGACGTGACCAAGAAGTACGATGACCGCGCTGCGGCCATGCGTGACGAGGTTGCTCCGAAGGTCGAGGTCAACCCGATTCAGGCAGCCAACGATGCGGCGAATGCCACACCTGCGGGGACTCCTGAGCGTGCGGCTGCCGAGCAGAAGATGGTTGACGAGAACCTGAAGGCAACGGATGCCAAGGGCGGGACGCGTGAATCCGGTGGGGCTGTGAAGCCTGCGTCCGTCATCCCCCCCACCCCTGCCGAGGATGCGATTGCCGCTCAGTTGAATGAGGCTCTTGGGGGGTCTCCCGTCCCGATGCCGGTCATCCCGAGCCGGATGGATGTTCGTGTCGAGTCTGAGGCGACAATGTTCGAGACCATCGCTCAGGAGAGTGAAGAGGTCTGGCTGAGGCGTGAGACGGCGAAGGCGGCGGCGGCGATCAGGAAGACGGAGCATGGGAGCGCAGAGCGTGTTGCCCTTCGGGATCGTCTGCGTGATCTGGCCCGTGCGTTGAAGGTCATCGATGTCCGCAAGGGACACGGGACGTTCATTGGGACTGCCGCACGTGGGTCCTTTGCCCGCGTGTCCTACTCGATCAACGAGGCGCGGGTCACTGCGTCGTTTGCCCCGAAGCGTATCGCCCCGTTTGTCGTCTCCTATCGTGGCGTGATCAATGAGCAGGGGCGCAGGGCGCACTCGATCCTCCACCGTGCCGAGGTTGACCCGGCGCTGGGTGCTGTCGAGATGACTGGTGAGGTCTCTTCCCTCTACAAGCGGCAGGGGAAGCGTCTTGATGCCCTGTTCGACCAGCCGATGACCGAGGCGCAGATGCGGACGTTCGGCCTGCCCGTGTCGTGGGCCGGTCGGGTGACGCCCTTGATCTTGATCACTGGTGAGTCCGAGTTCGAAAGTGCTGTCCACAATCCCGAGTTCCTGAAGGCGCTCGATCTGCTGAAGCAGAAGATGGATCATCGCCTGTCTCTTGTTTCCGGGTACTCCCGTAGGAAGGCTGGCGAGGTTCCGTACAGTCTGAAGCAGTACATGAGTGATCGTTTGATGGTCCGTGGGGACCACTTCGACGCTGAAGAGTATGAGCGGATCAACCAACTGGTCTCTGATGCGATCAATGGTCCCGGTGGCAGGAACGAACGAGCGGATACGTGGACCCAGACTGTCCATGCGCGCGGAGATGTCCCCGGTGACCCCCGTGCGGAGTTGTTGGAGCAGGATCTCCGGGTCATCCTTGCGAAGGCCGAGGTTCTGAAGCGTGAGGGCGTTGATCTCCACGCATACAATGAGGCGCACATTCTCCGTTCGGGTTTTGTCGCCAAGAAGGCCAGTGCGAAGTTGCTCCGTGAGAGTAGCACCGAGGCGATGGCCGAAATGGCCCGGCTGGGGCTTGACTCCAAGACAACCGCGCCGAAGGTGTGGGACAAGGTCTGGGGCGAGACGTACAAGAAGATCTTCCTTCGTCGGCGCGCTGAGATGGCCAAGATCGAGGCTAGGAAGCAGTACGAGGAACTGGCGCGTGGGGATGCGTACGGAAACACCCACGAGGACATCCTTCGCCAGTTTGAGGATCTGTACGGGAGTCGGAATATCGTCCTTGGCCAGAAGCGCAAGATCTCGATCTACCAGCGGAACACACTAGAGAGGGCTGTTGAACACTACCTTGGCGTGCCCGACATCAGGGACAAGGAAGCCGTGGCGAAGGCCCTGTCCTCTGTCGAGGGCCAGACGCCGCCTTTTGAGAACCGAGCGGGAATGCGCGAGTTCTTCGTTGAGAACGGGATGTGGACGCCTCGTACCTCTGCCGTGGTTGACGCTGGTGGCACGTCTTGGAGCATCACCGAGGAGTACGACCACTTCATTGCCGAGTATGGCCGGGCTCCCGAGTGGGCTAATCCGAGTCTGTTCCTTCCCGGGCAGAAGTATTACGATGCGCTGCACTTTGAGTCGATCTACTCTGCTGCCCTTCGTAAGTGGGGCGGGTACAATGAGAACTTCGATGCACGGATCGAGACTGGTCTGCTTTCCCGCGATGAACTGATCAGCGCGCTGGCGAATGGTAACGAGGCTCTTCACATCCACGCCATGCGCGACCTTCCCGCCATGCGGAAGTACGTGATGGAGCGGTACGGGGACATCGTGAAGGACTCCGAGGGGAACCTGATCGCGATGCCTTGGCTGATGCACCGCGAGGAACTGAAGAAGTACGTCCTTGGTCGGACTGCCAAGTCCCTTGACCACGTCCTTCCGCAGGACCCCGAGGCTGTCGATCTGCTTGGAGGGATGATCAACAAGTCCCTTGGTCGGTACTTCGATGACGTGGCCATGGCTGGCAAGACGATCACGAATGAGGAATACTGGCGGATCTGCACCGACGTGGTGAACGATGTGCTGGAGAATCCTCTCTGGCTCCGTCGTGACAAGGACATGGTTGGCGATCTGCTTCGGAAGCGCGCCACGATGGTCCGTCTGATGGTCATGTCCAACCCGGCGTTCGCTGCGTCGAACGTCATCGACTCGGTTATCAAGGAGTCGTGGGCTGCGTTCACGACCCGGTCGTTCAGGACTTCGGTGGTTTCTGAGAAGGCTGCTGCCAAGACCCCGATGCACTTCGGGTTCGGGGACCAGACCCAGTTGATCAGTCGTGGTGGTGTCCACGGTACTCAGCGTGTCCTACAGGCTGTCGAGGGTCCAGCCTTGATGGCCGACAACCTCGCCCGTACCCTTGATGGCGTGGTTGGCGTGTATGAGATCTCCGCTGAGATTGCAGGTGTGGTTGAGACGGCTGCGAAGTTGCGGCTTGCCCAGCACATGTATGACCGTGTCTTCGCTGATGCCCTGCGCCGCCTGAAGGACCCGGGTCTGGCCGATGCCGCTGCGTGTAAGTTCATCGGTGCCGAAGTCCAGCGGATGTGGCCCACCGTTGGCGATGGTCCTCTGGAGCGGTTCTTCAACATGATTGTTCCGTTCGCTTCTTATCAGGTCAAGAACCGCGTGATGTTCCTTGGCGAACTGGTCTCCCACCCGTTCCTTTACAACTGGTTCAACCAGATCGGGAACGCCATTGAGCAGCACAACCGGGAGCAGTGGGCGATCAAGCATCCTGACGAGTGGCTGGACGATGTCCGCGCCCGGATGATCGAACTCCCGTGGGCACCCCGGACGTTCTTCGACTTCGGTAGCCTGTCCGACATGTCTCGTGGTGTGCAACCGCTCTACGATCTCCAGAAGGGGACCAAGACGATTGGCCAGATCACGTCCCTCTGGGTCCGGCTGGTCAGCGCGAATGAGCAGAACGCTGCGATGGCCGCGTTGAACATGTTCGGCCTTGGCGGCAGGACGGCTTGGGAGCCGATCATTGACATCGTGACCGGGCAGCCCACTGGTCGGTACAAGAAGGTTATCCTTCCCTACGAGGCCCCGTGGGGTGGCGAGGCCAAGTTGTCCGGCTCCTTCTGGCTGGCCGATCTGGTTGAGCCCCTTGTCAACGACCTTGACGCTGGCGGCGTGAAGTTCACGCTTGAAGGGTTTGGCGATCTGATGGGGAAGATGCTCTTCTTCGGCGGTTCCAAGATTCAGGACCGTGGGGCCGGGTTGAACCTTGCTTACTGGGCGATGAAGAAGGCGAATCCCGCAGCCGCCGACCGGTTCCTGAAGACCCCGAGCGGGCAGGATCTGCTTGCCTACTGGGCGGATAACAAGCGCGAGACGCGCGACTCTCTCCCCCTGACTAACACGCCTCCCCCGCCTCCGTCCACCAAGTGGCTTGACTCGCAGACCGAGGTCTACAAGCAGAAGATCTATCAGGATCTGGACGCCTTGCGTGAGATGGAGCGCAGGAATGACCACCGGATGTGGCAGCAGCAGATCGGGTCTCAGGGGTACGAGGATGCCAAGGCTCAGGCGAATCTGGAGCGGTTCGCGTTCTACCGCTCCCATCCTGAGATGTACGAGTACACTGCGATGACGTCTGACCTCTGGAAGATCCAGTCCCAGATCACCCAGTGGCAGACGGACGCTCTGCGCAGCCGGTACTACCAGATCCCGAGGCCCGAACCCGATGGTTTCAAGACGGAGGCCGAGTTCATCACGGCGCAGGCGCAGTATGTCAAGACGCAGGAAGCGTTCCTGAAGATGTTCCCGCAGGTTCGTGCTGATCTCCTGAAGTCCCGGTCCAGTCTGGAGCAGATCTGGTCGGACACGGAGCAGGAGTGGTTCGATGTCCTCGACCGTGTTGGTACTCGTGGGATCGCTATCGAGGCTGCGCGGCAGAAGAACGACTACTCTCTGTCTGACCAGTTGTACCAGATGAACCAACTGGAGATGAACACGTTGACGAACGATGAGGCGGTCACGTACTTCGATCCCACGACCGACTTCCCGACCCTGCCTGTGGGGGCGAAACTTCGGTCCACGACCGGAAGCATGCCTACTCTCCGTCAGAATCTCGTGCCTCGTCTCTCCATCTTCCCCGACTTCAACAAGTGGCGCTGGGACCATGCCGATCTTGAAAAGAGGGCGACGATGGAGCGCGACCAGAAGTACGGTGATGGTATGTCGGTCGTGATTGCCAACGCCAAGAAGGCTGTTGCCGATGCCAAGAAGGCTGACAAGGCTGACGCGTTCGGGGCTTCGTTCGTCAAGCAGTTGAAGGACCCGGCGAACCTGTTCCTTCGCGATGAGTATTTTCGGCGTAACATCGGCAAGCGTGAGGAGTGGGCAGCCAACGACGCGTACATCAAGGAGATCGGGAAGTACGGGAAGTTGATCGAGAAGGGTCACTTCGATGCAGCGTACCGGTACTTCGTGAGTATGACCCCGACTTCGCAGGCCCGGTACATGAAGAAGCATGGGCTGACGGCCAAGAAGATGCTTGACAATCAGGAGTACGGGAACTGGATGGGCCGCTGGATCGATCACTACAACCATCGTGACTACGCTGGTGGTGCAGCGTTCTTCGCGAAGATGCCTGAGTGGGTGAAGTACCGCTACTTCCTGAACCACCCTGACTCCAAGATGAAGAACGGGGGCGGCAGTGGTGGCGGTACCGGGTCCAGTCCGTACTCTCGTGCCATGGGCAAGTGGGTCGGTCTCCTGAAGAAGGGCGATGAGGAGGGCGCCAAGGCGTACTTCAATTCGATGCCCAAGGCATTCCGTGACCGGTACTACGCGAAGCACCCTGAGCAGAAACTGAGGAACAATGTGAAGATGGTCGGCCAATTGGCTGACTACTTCACGGCTGATGACGCGAGTAGGGCTGAGTATCTGCGCGCCAACCCCCAGTTCGCGAAGTGGCTGAAGACACAGGGCACGTCTGCTGCATATCGTCGGGTCATGATCACGACTGCCTATCAGGCTATTCCGAAGGAGGAGGCTTGGTTGCGCCGTGTCTTCCGCGAGAAGTACCCGGAGGTCTTCTCCAAGGAGGCTGCGGGTCAGGCGACCCTGAAGTCTGTCTATGCCTCGCTCAGCGCACACCCTGACATGATCCCTTCGTTCCAGAAGTGGCTCGCTGCGATCTGGGCGTCCTACGCGGAGAACGCGAAGCACACGAAGGCCCCGCCGAAGCCTATCGAGTGGGACCACAGTCCCCAGCGGTCGCACGGTGTCAACCGGAAGTTGGTCCCCCACCGTGGCATGAGCGCGGCGTGGGTCAGGATTCACACGGTCTGATTAGCATAAATCTACAAGAAATGGATAGTTATGCGCCCCAAAAGTTGTTGACAGCGCAATGATGTGATATCGTGGGGTTGGAAGCCCTTATGGGCTAACGTCTATTGAGGAGGCTGTGATTGCTGCTGAAGAGGTTGAGTTGAATTCTCTGACCGCTGCTGGCAGTGAGCCTGATTATGGCTCGGGTCCGTACCTCGCGCTTATGGCGCGGGCAGTGCGACTCGCACGTCTCGATGTGGCAAGTCCGGTCTACTCGGTAGAGGCGAAGGCGTTTCTCAGATCAGATCTGGTCGCCCTCTTTGCTGAGTGTCTCGGCTATGAGGGAGGCTTCGATGCCTGATCCGATTGACGAATTCTTTGGTGACGATGGCGAATCTGGCGATGATGATGGCGAGTCTGGCGAGACCAAGACCCCGTCCACTCCCCCGAAGGACCAGAAGTCTACCGACAAGCGCATCTCTGATCTCCAGTCTGCCAAGGACAAGGAAACTGCTCGGGCTAACAAGGCCGAGAAGCAACTGAAGGCCCTGCTTTCTGCGAGCGGAGGGGATGAGGAGCCGATGAGCCCTGCTCCCGCAGGCGATGTGAACTCTGCTATTCTGGAGATGGCTCGGATGTTTGCTGTTCAGCAGAATCCGAAACTTGCAGAGTACGAGATCACGGCGTCGGAACTTTCGGGCAACACTCCTGCTGAAATCGCAAAGAGTGCTGCGGAACTCGTTGCCAAGTACGAGAAGATCGAGACCCGGGCTAGGAACAAGGCTCTGGCAGCCAACGGGCTTGCGCCCGAACTGGAAGGTGCCGGTGCCCCTCCGAAGGATCGAGACTTCTCCACGATGTCGCGAGAAGACTTCAAGAAACTGATGGACGCCGCTATGAGCGGGGGCCTCACATCCTAAAGGGGAACCACTATGGCACTTACTACCACGGGGAGCGCTGGCCTCTCCGTTACCATGAAGACGTTCTACGACCGCGTTCTTCTGGAGCGGACCCTCCCGGTCCTCATTCATGACAAGTTCGCGCAGGTGAAGACGATCCCGCAGCACGCGGGTAAGGTTGTCGAGTTCCGCAAGTTCGCGGGTCTCCCGACTGCTACGACTCCTCTCGTTGAGGGTGTGCCCCCGACGCTGAAGGACATCACCATGACCGCCGTGACGGCCACCATCGCTCAGTACGCTGATGCGGTTGGCTTCACGGACCTTGTCTCGACCACGACCTTCGATCCGATCCTCACGGAGACGACTGCGGTCCTTGGCGAGCAGGCTGGCGAGACGCTTGACGAACTGCACCGCGCGGTTCTGAACTCGGGCACGACCGTCATGTTCTCCAGCACGGCTTCGGCTTCGGCTCAGCGTGCGAACATCTCCACGGGTGACATCATCTCCATCCTTGAACTCCGCAAGGCTGTTCGAACGCTGGTGACGAACCGGGCCAAGAAGATCGATGGCTTCTACCATGCGATCATCCATCCCCGCGTGTCGTTCGATCTTCAGGGCACCACCGAGTGGATCACGGCGAACCAGTTCGCCCAGACGGGGCGCCAGTTCGACGGCTCTCTTGGCACGCTGTACGGCGTGAAGTTCTGGGAGACCGACAAGGCCATGATCTTCACGGGCGCGGCCAACGGCAACATCGGCGGCGGCGAGGGTGGCATCGATGTCTACTCCACGCTGTTCTTCGGTGCCAATGCCTATGGCACGATCAAACTGGATGGGCACAGCCTGAAGACCTACTACAAGGCTCTTGGCTCCGCTGGTACCGCTGACCCGGTCGATCAGCAGCAGTCCATGGGCTGGAAGGTGGCGTTCGGTGCTAAGATCCTGAACGATGCGTTCATGCTTCGCTACGAGTCCGCTGTCTCCGCGTAAGGAGACTTAGGGGGGAGGGCCTGACAAAGCCCTCCCACCCATAGAAAGGGTTACCGAATGCCTGCTACTCCCAGTTCTGTCCGCGCAGAGGGCATCCGCTTCGTTGAGGCTGATGGTGCTGCTGCCGGTGTCTACTCCGCTTCCTTCGACGTTCCCGCTGACGCGGTGCTGGTCGATGTCATCGTCCACGGTACCGCCCTCTGGACCGCTGGCACTTCCGCGATCCTTATCGTTGGCGACGCTGTCGATGACGATGGGATCTTTACGGCTGTCAACCTGAAGGCCACCGACCTTCTGGCTGGTGAGTCGATCTCTCTTGCTCTTTCCGGTGGCAAGTATGGTGCCGACGTGGCTCCGAATGACGCCACGGGTGGCACGCTCGCGGCTGGTGCTGCGGGTCAGGTCAACCGGCGCAAACTGGCTGCGACTCGTACGCTGAAGGCCAAGGTCACGACTGTCGGGACCGCTGGCACCGCTGGCGACACGACTGTCGTGTTCGTTTACACCTACACTGCCCCCATCCGGGCTTCGTTCGCATAAGTCGGACTGGAGGGGGAGGGGTGCTGGTCCCCTCCCCCCTCCATTCGCACTGAGGAGAAATGAATGGCTACTGCTAAGGTTCCGGCTACCGCGTCTGCTGTTGACGAGACTGTCGAAGAGGACGCGAAGAACGACAAGATGTCAATCGAGTACATGCGACAGCACTTCGCCAAGCAGGACCGCGTGTCGATCAAGTGCGCTGAGGACCAGTGGGTCCAGATCAACAACTACACGTTCGCGATCAAGAAGGGCGAGCGCGTGATGGTCCCGCAGGATGTCTTTGATATCCTCGATCAGGCCGGACGGATCTAATGGGCGACGGAGAGGGACTCCCTTCGCTTGACCACACTGCTGCGCTCTCGTGGCGCGACGTATACCGCGCGGTTGGTGAGACCGAGGAGCGGATCATCAAGGTGATCAAGGAATCAACGGGTCCTCTCCGTGTCTCTCTCGATGACCACGAGATGCGTCTCAGGAAGATTGAACTGGAGGGGTCCGCCGAGGCCAAGGAGGCTGTCCGTGCCTCTCAGGCTATAGGCGTCAAACTTGATGCGGTCTCTCTGCTTGTCAACGCAAACACTGCTGCGCGACGTGGCATGTTCGATACCCTGTCTGCGGGTCAACGTGTTATATTGTTCACAGTGGCGTTGATTGGCGCGACGAGCGTGCTGCTCGACATCTTTTCCAAGTATTTTGGAGGTTCGTAATGTCTTTCGCTGGTGACATGATCGATGACCTCCGTGACCGCACGACCGATCCCACGGACACGCAAGTCCCTTTCGCGACGAAGGTCCGCTTCTTGAACCGTGGTCAGGCTGCGATGTTCCCGAAGATCTTCAAGATGAACCGGGACGCCACGCTCGTTCTGGTTTCCAATACCTACGAGTACACCCTTCCAGCGGGCGTGGGGACCGGCAAGGTGCTGACGGTCGAGATCGAGGACGGTCCTTCTGGTGGCAGGTATACGCCGCTGACCCGGTACGACCTGATTCCCTCTCTGACTGCTCCGACGCTGGTGATCCTTGATACGAACCTTCCGGCTCCGGTCGGGGCGAAGATCAGGATCACGACGGCTGACCGGATGACCCCGTTCGTTGCGGCCAACTACGCTGCGTCCCAGAGCGAGACGTACACTGGTCCCATCGGCACGGAGGAACTCCCCATCCTGTATGCGATGGGGCTCATCACCGCGCGGACGCTTGATGACCGGATGGACTACAAGCGGTACAGCGCAACCCAGCAACCGGGTGCGGTTGATCCCAATGACATCATGCAGGTCTCGCAGTTCTGGTTTGCCCAGTTCTCTCTCCTTCTTGACCAGTTGTCGATGCCGTTCCCCGTTTCTAGGTCGTAAGCCGTGGCTGCGGTTGGAACCACGCACCACCTGAAACTCGGCACCGAGTTCTTGATGGTGCGTGCCAATTCCTACAACAAGCGTCCCGCCCCGACCTTCGGTGCGCGGATCTCTTCTGGCGATCCTGACTACAACAACCTGTCGATCTGGCAGCACTGGGTCCAGAAGTGCTGGATCGGTGGTGTTGGTGCCCCCCAGTGGATCGATGACGCGATGTACGATCAGGGCGATGGGATCGACGTGACCCAGCATGAGCGCGCCACCCTGAGTCGGGAACTGAAGCGCGGCGCTGGAACTAACTGGGACGTGGAAGGGAACACTTCTTCTGGCAACTTCCAGTTCATCGGCATCTGGAGCAAGTTGTACGTCGTGTGGATGGGCGACGGCACGGTGGCTTCCCGCCTCTACCAGTATTCTGCGGGGTCCGATGGCTGGACTCGTGTGACCGGGATCTCCTCCTCCATGTACATCTCGTCCATCTGTTCCTACGATGGCAAGTTGTTTATCGCTGGGAACAACTTCAACACTGGCGCTCCGCTGCTCTACTGGACGACCGGGACCGGTACCGCTCCGACGTGGGCTGCGGTTACTCCTCATCTGTCTGCCGTGAACGCCATGAAGATCACCGCCATGAAGGTCTTTCTTGGCAAGTTGTATCTCGCGTACGGCACGACCATCGTGCGGATGAAGGATGATGAGACGTGGGACGGGACCACTACCTTCTATAAGGTGAACCAAGGTGGTTCCAACAGTATCGTTGCTTTTGAGATCCACCTTGGCTTCCTCTACATGCTCTCTGCCAACGGGCATATCCACAGGACAGACGGGAACAACTCGTTCGACATCTGGAGTTGGGATGGCGGCACAGTCGGTGTCTCCCTTCGGTCCTACGATGGCCGGTTGTTTGTGGCTACCTACGAGACTGGCGAGAACCCTGCGGTTGGCGTTGGTGTCCTGTACCAGTTTACGGGCGCTGCCGTCACTGAACTGAAGCGGTTTGGTGATCCCACCCGTGCTACCCGCATCGGCGGTATGACCGTCTGGAATCGGAAACTGTTCTACGGTGCTGGCAACCTGTTCGGGTACGAGCCCGGTTTCGGTGTCGCTGTCTACGACTCGGTCGAGGATGGTCACTCTATCTGGGCGCAGAACGTTGACATCACTTCCTTCGTTGACCGCGCTCCGTACGCTGGCCGTGACTTCTTCGTCAGCGACGTGGCCGTGTTCGGCGGCAGGATGTTTGTTGCCACTACTGGCTTCGGGATTTTCTACACGCCTATCGAGCCGCTTGACTACATGAACGGCCATCGCCGGTACACGAGCAAGTCGGGTGTGGCCAGTTCTACGGTCGGTGGTTGGATCAAGTCGTCCATGTACGACGGTGGGACCCCGGGCCTGAAGAAGTTGTGGAACAAGGCGACGGTGTTCATGGACCTCCCGAACTCGTACACGTCCTTCCAGTTGTTCTATTCGGTGACTGACGATGACACGCACTGGGTCTCTGCCGGTGCCGCCGTGTCCGGTCCTTCTGCGTCGAACGCGGAGTTCGTCTTCTACTTCAATAGCCTGATCTCCACGCGCATCCGCTACCAGATCAGGATGAACTCCAACGACTCCAGCGTCAGCCCGGTGTTGCGGGGCATCATCTTCGCCTATCTCCCCCAGCCTGAGCCGAACTGGATGTGGTCGTTCACGGTCCCCGTGTCCGACGCGTGGGAACTTCTGGACAAGACGACCGAGACCAAGGGTCAGAACGGTGTCAAGACCACGAACCAGTTGATTGCCTACCTTGAAGGGCTCTTTCGTGCTGGCGCGCTTGTCACGTTCATCGATGTTGACGGGACAACGTGGGCGACGAATGGTCCGGGTGTCCTGATCTACGATATGTCCACGGTCCAGTACAGCATCGAGGCTCCCGACCGGGAGGGTGACATCAGGATCACCCTGCTGGAGGCTGTCGAGACCTACTAATGCCGAACACGTACATTCGGACGAAGCGTGTTCGGAAGGAGGCCCAGCCTACCTACCGGGTCTATGTCCCCAAGTGGATCGATCCGTTCCCGGGGCTTCAGGGATCGTCTATTGAGAAGATGGTCATGGCTGAGTTCGTCCGGCGTGGCATCTACTTCATGCACTCGACCATTGACAACCCCGTGAACTGGGTTCCGGGGACACAGGACTTTCTTGGCTCCGACCCAAGTAAGGTGAAGGGGGACTTCCTCCTGCCTCAGTACAAGATCTGGATCGAGATCCAAGGGGCCTACTTCCATACGCTCCCCGGTGCCCCTGAGCATGATGCCCGCAGGTTTGCGGCCATTCAGGCGTCTGGCTGGAGGCCGATCTTCTGGTGGGAGGACGACATCCGCCAGCGTCTGATCGAGTTGATGGATGCCGTTCCTGAGTTCTACCGGGTCAACCTCGCGAAGAACCGTGGCCGTGACAAGACCGGTGGCGGGGGCCAGAACTTCTATGAAGGTGCTGCTCCTGATACACTGAAGGGGCTCCGGTCTGCTCTTGCAAAGCGTGCGCGGCCTCCCCAGAAGGTGGTTGCCAAGCGTAGGAAGAAGAGGAAGAAGAAGTATGTCAGTTCGTAATCGTCATGGCGTTGCGGGGAGTCCTTCTCCTGTCGCCCGGAGTACGCACACCCTCACGGGGTTCGATCCGACTGTCCCCTCGTTGACCCAGTACGGGAATACGACTGGCCCGGGCGAGCCCCCGACGTTCCCTGACATGAACGGGACGATCCCCGGGTCCACGATCACCCCCCAGACGATCACGGGCACCGAGATCCTCGACGGGTCCATCACGACGCCCAAACTGGCGACGGGTGCGATTACCCTTGTGGATGAGTGGGGCCAGTCGGTTCTGACCCCGTCTGGGTTCACGGGTTCTTGGTCCGAGTTCATCTCCGATGGCCTGTACAACAGCCGGTTCAGCGCCTCGGTGGCCGGGGTGCTGGCCGATGGGCGGACCGAGAACCTCCCCTACTGGACCGTGTCGCGCACGGGGTCCCCGACGGTCACCGTCGTGGATGCTGCGGGGTGGCCCGGTGGGTCCTATGTCCACTGCACGTTCAGCGCCTTCGAGGACGTGGTCGTGCTGCTGTCCGACCCGGTCCCCGTGACCGGCGGGCAGGACTACGCGATGTCCCTCCTGATGGCCATGACGGACCCCGGGCAGGTTGGCGGTCCCGGCGTGATCGGCAGCATCGACTGGCACGATGCCGCCGGGGGCTACCTGTCCAACAGCGGGACCCAGCTCTTCGTCGTGGGCGGTCCGACGGTGCCCTCCACGACGCTTCCTGACGTCTCGAAGGTTGCCCCCGCCGGGTCGGCCTATGCGCGCGCTAGGCTCACCGTGTCGCAGTGGTTCGAGCATGTCGCGGGCGACGTGGTCGATGTCGGCGTGGTCACATTCAAGCAGGCTGCCTACGCGGTGGCGGGGTCCTCCAATCTCGTTGCCCTCGCGCTGCAGGCGGCGGCGGTGTCGGGCACCTCGGTCAACGTCGGGTACTCGATGGGCATCGAGCATAACAATAGCCAGGACCTTGTCGGGAATGTGGGCAACTTCGACACGAACACTGCGGCCATCTCGATGGTCAACCCGACGGCGAACAGGAACATCCACGGGATCGTCGAGTGGGCGGGGCAGATCCTCCACCTGCTGAACATCAACAGCGTGAACTCGATCACGCTGATCCACCTGTCGGCGTCTGCCTTCGACCCCCGCTACCGGATCGCCTGTCCCAACAACGCCAACTACGTGATCCCGCCCCGTGGCGCGGTGATGCTGTGGTATGAGAGCGGCACTGGATATTGGCGGTTCTGCTCCTGACGTGTGGTACAATCTTGATAGCCCAACTGGGTGACATACAGGAGGATCTATGAACAGTAATGAGCCCTTCGGACTTCCGAACGGAACGGTCCGTGGCGTCATCGCCCTCGCCATCACGGCGGTCAGTCTCTACCTCTTCGCCACTGCTCAGGCGGTTCCAGAGGCCCTCCTTGCGGTGAACGGTCTGGTCATTGGCAACTACTTTGGTGCCCGTGGTCAGGACAATGCGATCCAGAGCGCTATCGCTGGCGCGGTCGCTGCCCCTGAAGTCGTGGCCGCTCCGTACATCCCCTCCGACTCCAAGCCCCTCTAACTAAGAGCCCCCTCCCGGGGGCTTTTTCCATAAGGAGATCATCTTGGCCAATAAGTGGACTGACACCGAACTCGCCGCCCTCGACGCGGTTTCTGCCGACACGGGGATGGCTGCGTACCATGCGTTCGGTGCGCTCACTGGGTACTCCAAGTCCTTCAATGCCTTTGAGGTAAAGCGCCGTCGCGTCACGCAATCTTCTCCAGCCACTGTTCCTGCTCTTGATCTTGGCGGCGGAACTGCTTTCGACTACGACCTCGTTCCCCTTGTGGACGCGGTTCAGTTCGTAGGCTTCAACGTCGGCTGGTGGGACCTAGAGACCACGTTCAGCACCCAGCCCATCGTTCTCTACGGTGCCATCGCTGACAACTTTGGTCATGTCAGCCAGTTCGCAAAGGGTCCTGACATCACGAACGACAAGGAACTGGTCCGGTCCATCCGTGATTCCCTGATGCAGTACGACATCTGGGTCACGTGGAACGGGAAACTGTTCGACGTGCCCGTCCTCAACGGGCGGCTCATCTTTCATGGGTTGGAGCCCCTTGGTCCGAAGATGCACATCGACTTGATGTACAAGGCTACTGGTGGTAGTGTGAGGATCGGGAGGCGCTCCCTCCAGTCAGTGAGCGAGTATTTCGACGTTCCGAACCGGAAGACTCCACTGTCAGTTAGGATCTGGGACAGGGCCATGGCTGGCGACGAAGCCGCGTACTCGCTCATTGCTGAGCATTGCGATGCCGATGTCCTTGTCACTCGTGACGTGTTCAGCGTCCTGAAGCCGCAGATCGGCAACGTTCAGAGGTAAGGTATGACAACCAAGAAGCACATGCACAAGAAGCCTGCCCACAAGAAGGGTTGCTGAGTTGGGAATTGAGACTATCCTGATCATCGTGATCCTCGTTCTTCTCGTGTTCTTCATCGCTCGGAGGGTTTGATGACTATCGACGGCATCGACATCTCGCACTGGCAGGCGCCATCGCAGGATGATCGGATCATGGACGGGTGTGAGTTCGTTGGTATCCGTGCAACATACGGGACCACGAAGGATCACACCTACGATGTCCACGAGGCCAACGCGCGGAAGCATTACGCCGTTGTGCTGGCCTACTGTTTTGGCGTGCCCGGTCTTGGGGGCGAGGCGCAGGCGAATGCCCTGCTCGATTCTGCTCCCAATGCCGACCTCTACGTCCTCGACAGGGAGAAGGATGGCACCCGGGGTGTCATGAGTGAGGCCGAGGCGCGGGCGTTCATCGCGACGATCAAGCGAACGTCCAAGCACAAGGTTGGCCTGTATTCCAGTGAGTCCCAGTTCAAGGATCTTGGGCAGGAGTTCAACTGGGTGGCCAACTGGTCTCACGAGCCGACTGTTCACTGGGAGTTCTGGCAGCACCGTGGCGCTCCACTCGATCTGGACGACTTCAGTGGCACGCTGGCAGAACTGAAGACGCTTGCCGCTGGCGAAGTGCCTGTGGTCAAGCCCCCCGCCCCGAAGCCGAAGCCGAAGCCCGTTCCGAGGCCGAAGCCGAAGCCTCCGGTGAAGGCGTATCATACGGTTCATTCCGGTGACACGCTTTCCGCTATCGCCAAGGAGCATCACATCACGCTGAAGCGGCTGCTCGCGTGGTCGGAGAATGCGAAGTACAGGAAGAATCCGAACCTGATCCACGCTGGCGACCGGGTGCGCGTCCGGTAATGCCGAGTCTCCTCTCATCGCTTCGCCACCCCGGGGCTCATACCCGGGGTGGCCTTTTGCGTCGCTGGTGGCATACCCGCAAGGGGCACAAGGTTCTGGGAACTGTTGTCCACGCCTCACGGTCCCTGCGCCGGGGGCGTCTCCAGTTCTTTTACCGACCCGGGTGGTTGTGCCTTGACTGTCAAGTGTCTTGGCCCTGATAATAGAAGTGGCGGGTATTCCCGCATCTAAGGAGGATACCCCATGGCCCTGAACCCCAAGCGGACTGCTGCGGCGGCGAACGCTGCCCTTGATGCGTGGAAGACTACGCTCAACACCGGCTATCTCCGCATCTACTCGGGCACGCAGCCCGCGACTGCGGCGACTGCTATCTCTGGCAACACGCTGCTGGCTGAACTACGGTTCAACGCGACGGCCTTTGGCGCCTCGTCCAACGGTGTCGCTACTGCTGGCGCAATCTCTGACGTGACTGCTGCGGCCACGGGTACTGCGACGTGGTTCCGTGCGCTGAAGATCGGTGGCGTGGACGTGACCGACAACGTGTATGACGGCACGGTCGGCACCGCGACGAGCGACCTGATCATCAACTCGACTGCCATCCAGTCGGGTGCCACGGTCCACGTTGTGACGAGCCCGACCCTCACCGAGAACATGTAACTCGTGGCAGATACCAAAGTCTCTGGGCTCACAGCCGGTACCGCGCCTCGCGGTACTTGGCTGGTGCCTGCCGTTGATGCGGTCAACACGTCTGCCAAGAAGATCACGCTTGACCAAGTCAGGCAAACCGGGGTGTTCAGCGTCAAGGACTACGGGGCGCTGGGCGACAACAGCACGAATGACACGGCGGCGTTCCACTCCGCGCGAGATGCTGCCGGGACCAACGGAACGGTGATCGTCCCGCCCGGGACGTATAAGGTCACGCTCATCTCGCTGAGCGTGGCCGGGCAGACGTGGCGGATTGAGCGTGGTGCCACGATCACGCAGATTGCCGCGACCAATACCTCGATGATCGAGATCACTGCTGCCGACATTACCCTTACGGGTGACGGGACGCTCGACGGCAACGCGACGAATAACGCCAGCCAGCCGCGCATGGTGTACGTCAAGACGGCTGGCGACCGGGCGCGGATCAGTAGTCTGCGCCTGACAAACTGGCGTGGTTACGGTATCCAGAACCATCGTAGCGGTGTTGAGGTTACTGGCTGCTACATGACGGGCAGTCTTGGGACTGCGGTGTTCTATCAGGTGAGTGGTGCGGATATTCAAGGTGGCCGTGTCAGTGGCAACCACATTGTTCTGACCGGGACGACGCTCCAGAACGATCACATCGCCCTGTTCAGCGACGGCGTGAGCCCGACGTACTTCGTGTATGATGTGATCGTGACGGACAACCGGCTGATGAGCGACGTTGGGTCCATCGGCCTTCCGATTGAGTTGTGGTTTGGAGCGCATCGGTCGGTCGTTGCGAACAACCATATCGAGAACGGCAACTACGGGATCTCGGTTGCGAGTTCTGACAACTGTGTCATCAGTGGCAACTACATCCGGGGCTGTACTATCGAGTGTTCTGGTAATGGTGGGACCTATACCGGCAACGTTAGTGATGGGATCACGGCGACTTATGGCCACGCGGGGCTTGCGTTCACTAACGCTGCTACTCGCGGGAATCTTATTTCCGGCAACACGTTCCGCAACTGGGGGCAGGGCATCACGATCAACGTTGCCACGCAGGACGTGACGATTACCGGGAACACTTTCCTCACGAATGGTGTGTCCACTCCGCTTGGGAACGATATCGAGATCGGGGGCGCTCCTCGTGGTGTTCTTATCACGAGCAACGTGTTTAGCCAGTGTATCGGGAACTCGTCTATCTATATTGGCAACAGTAACGTCCCGCTTCAACTCTCGATTGTCGATAACTACTTCCATACTAACGTTGACGGCATCCACTCCTATGCCAACGCTGGCTGGGGTAACCCGTTTGTTGTTCGCGGAAACGTGTATGACGGGTCGGGCTCGCTCATCAGCCACGGCAACGTCTTGCCGACCGGATCGTTCGTGGACGAGAACACTCCTTCGACGTTCGACGCAGCCCGACGGTCGCCCGGCGTGTTCAGCGTCAAGGACTACGGCGCGAAGGGCGATGGCTCGACCGACGACACGACCGCGATCCTAAATGCGCACACGGCGGCGGGGACGGGTGGCACGCTGATCTTCCCGCCCGGGGTCTACATCGCTGGCAATCTCGACTTCGACATCTCCGGGCAGGTGATCCAAGTCCTTCCCGGTGCCACGCTCAAAGAGAAGGCGAACACCGGGTCGGCTGGGCAGCCGTGGATCAGGTTGTCGGCCCCCCGCATCCGGCTCACGGGCGGCGGGATCATCGACGGCAACACCGCCAACCAGTCAACCCACGGGTGGGCGACGGTGAGCATCCAGAAGGGCACCGCCGAGGCCGACGACTGCACCATCGACAGCCTGCACTTCATCAACTGGGAGGGGTACGCCACCCTGTTCTCCTGCCACCGGGCCACGGTGCGCGACAACCTGTTCGACACCAGCGGGGTCGGGTCGGGCGCGGCGGTTCAGGCGTGGAACTCGGCCACGCAGACCGTGCTTACGGGGTCGCTCATCAAGGGCAACCGGGTCTACGTCACGACCACCAACCAGAACGGGATGGGCGTCCACTCCGACTCCAACGGCACGGGGCAGTTGGTGACGTGGCTCAACATTGAGGACAACTACATCGAATGCACCCGGATTGGGATCGAGTCGTGGAATGGGTGCAACTATAGCATGGTCCGCAACAACACCATCGCCGTCTATCAGGAGATGGGTATCTCTTTGGCCGACAACTTCTACAACACGATCACGGGCAACGTCATCAAGTCCCCTTCGTCGGGCGGGTCTGACGCCTGCTCGATTGAGGCCGGGACTTCCTATTCGACCTTCTCCAACAACGTCCTGCTTGGAGACAGCACCAATGGCTGGGGTGGGATCGGCTGCTACTGGTCGAGTGCCATCGGCAACACGTTCAGCGGCAACATCATCAAGAACTGCCGGAACGGGATCGGGCTCAGCGCGGGGGCCAAGAACGCGACCATCGTGGGCAACTACTTCGAGGCGTGCGGCCCCTACGCGGGCGCGGTCGTGAAGTTGAATGGAGGCGGGTCCGGGTCGGGCGCGGTGGTCGCCAACAACATCTTCCAGAGTACGCCCGGTGGGAACAATGACATCCAGATCGGCTGGGACAACGTGCGGGTCGAGGGCAACGTCCATATCGCCTCTGACACTTGTGTCTACATCGAGTCGGGCCATACGGACATCTTCGTGATGAATAACACGTTCTCTGGTAGCAATGGCATCTACCATCAGGCGCGTCCCACGGTCTACATGTACGATGAGAACAGCCCTGCTACGTGGGACCTTCCACGCATCGGAAATCCCAAGTCACTTGCTACGGGGTTCATGCTCCCCAATGGATGGCAGCATGACGCAATTGAATCGATGACTCTTACGGGCAGCGCAGACGGGTCTGTCCTTGGCACTGGTGAACTGATCATCTCTGATGACACTCCCCATTCGTCTATCACCCTGCTCGGAAAGGACTGATCCATGGCTACCCTGACACTCGATACCCAATCCGCTCCCGCGACGCCACCCTCTGGCAAGGGACGGATGTTCTTCGACTCCACCACTAAGAAACTGTGCTTCGTTGATGACTCTGGCATGATTGGCGGTCGGCTCTATCACCGCACGTCTACTGCTTCTCAGGGTGCGGGCTTCGCGTCCGATACCTACGTCACTGACTCCGGGCTCCTGATCCCGTCCTTCGGCATGAAGGCTGGTATGGTGTTCCGCTGGTGGATCACGCTGTCCAAGACTGCGGCTGGCACGGCGGCTACCGTGGTCACGGTTCGCACCGGGGCCAACCAGTCTACTGCCGATACGTCGCGCCTCGCGCTTACGTCCTCGACCGCACAGACCGCTGCGGTTGCCGAGGGGATCATTATGGTCACGGCTGTCGTCCGGTCCGTGTCCGCGACCGGTGTTGTCGCTGGCGGGTTCGGCGTGGCTGCTCCGGTTGGCCTTGGTGGTGGCAAGGACGTTGTGTCAGGCACGTTTGACAACACCGCGATGCAGGGGCTCTACATGGGTCTCTCGATCAACGGTGGCGCGTCTGCTGCGTGGACGATCACGACTGTTCAGGGTGAGATTATCGGGTAAGCCGTCGTACCCCTAGCAGGCGGGAGGCCCGCTCATGGCTGACCGCTACCTACTGGAAGATGCATCAGGTACCTACCTCCTAGAGGACGGTAGTGGTTCCTACCTGCTTGAAGCCGCCTCGACCCAGTTTGACATCTCTGGCGATGCCACTTTTGGCTGGTCTACTGCGGGGACAGTGGCCGAGTGGTTCAACGTCAGCGGTGGCGCGGCGTTCGGGTGGTCTACTGCGGGGACCGTTGCCGAGTGGTTCAACGTCAGCGGCGGGGCTGCGTTCGGGTGGTCAACTGCGGGGACGGTGGCCGAATGGTTCAACGTCTCCGGGGGTACCGCCTTTGGCTGGTCTACTGCGGGGACAGTGGCCGAGTGGTTCAACGTCTCTGGCGACGCGTCCTTCGGTTGGTCTACCGCTGGTGAGATCTCTGCTACCTCTGTCCAGTTCGACATCTCGGGCAATGCCACCTTCGGGTGGTCTACTACGGGGACCGTGGCCGAGTGGTTCAACGTCAGCGGCGGTGCTGCCTTTGGCTGGTCTGCTGCGGCCACCCTGTCCGAACAGTTCGATGTCAGCGGTGCGTCTTCCTTTGGCTGGTCTACTGCGGGGACAGTGGCCGAGTGGTTCAACGTCAGTGGTGGTACCGCCTTTGGCTGGGCTACCGTCGCCATCCTGTCGGAACAGTTTGACCTCTCCGGTGGCACAGCGTTCGGCTGGGCCACGGCTGGCACCGTCTCGATCTCCGTTCTCCAGTTCGACTTGTCCGGTGGCGCTGCGTTTGGCTGGGCTCCTGCGGGCACGGTGGCTGAGTGGTTCAATCTTAGTGGCGGCACCACCTTTGGTTGGACAACCGCAGGGGCGGTGGCCGAGTGGTTCAATCTTAGTGGCGGCACCACCTTTGGCTGGTCAACTGCTGGCACGGTGGCCGAGTGGTTCAACGTCAGCGGTGGCGCGGCGTTCGGGTGGTCTACCGCTGGCACGGTTGCCGAGTGGTTCAACGTGTCCGGGGGCTCTGCGTTCGGGTGGTCTGTGTCTGGTACTCTGTCCTCGACCGTCACCCGGTTCGACCTCAGCGGTGGTGCCACGTTTGGGTGGGCAAGTGCGGCTCAATTGCGTGTCCGTACCCGGGCAGATCAGATTGCCGATGGCATCCAGATGCAGGAGTTCTGGCCCCGGCGATACCGGCAGAGGGACCATCGCCCGCTGTAGGGGTGGGGGGCGTTTCACAATTCCAAGGATCTTTCCTTTGTGTGAAAGTGGTAGTGGACGATGTGTAGGATCGGCACTACTCATTCATCCTCTAGTAAAAAGAGAGACCCCGGGCCTGCACGGGCGAAGCGTGCAGACTCGGGGTCGCTGCCTTAGTAAAGAAAAAGCCCCTTTCCTTTAGTAAGGAAAGGGGCTGTGTCTTGTTACGGAACGTCCATCAGTGGTCGTCTAGGGGCTTGCCCCAGAGTCCGCGCTTCAGGGCGATCATGATGAGCGCGTAGTTGGCGATGTCTAGTAGCGCGTCTTCGAAGGACTCGTCTTCGAACTCTGCATCGATGGTTAGGCTGATGACTCCATGGTCGATGGTCCCGTTGAGCGACCGCTGGACTCGTGACATCTTGTCGTTGGCGATCCTCGTGTAGATCCCGAAGAGTCCCTGATCAGCGATGTTCTTGGGGCCGTACTTCTTCTGGCGCTCCACAAGGAGGTCGAAGGCTTCCTTGTAGATCCCGGCGAAGACGTCTTGGAAGGTGTTGGGCTGGGGCGGGTTGTAGGGGTTGGGACTGGTCTCGTTCATGCTGCGCTCCACCACTGGGGTTCATGCATGTAGTCGGGGAGATCGCATCCGCAACCGCCCTTCTCGATGAAGTCGTGTTCGCTGTACTTGGCTGGGTGGAAGGCATCGAACACGCGGATCTTCAGGGCCTGTGCGATGTTCATTTCCAACATCGCACCCCGGCTCTCGGGGTACCCGTCGAGCATGGCGATGGCATCGCAGTCCAGCAGGAGTCGGATATCCTCACGTAGGTAGAAGCGATACGAGTCTGGCTCGTCGGTGGGTTCGATCTCAGCGGGGTTGGCGACTTCCCATCCTGCGTCCTCCCACGCCTGTGCTGCCGCGTAGAACGCGGGGTGATTGAAGTCTTCGATCCCTGTCATTGGACCGGAGACGTAGACTTTTAGAATGGTAAGTCTCCTTCCCGTTTGTAATCCGCTTGTGTGACGAGCGGATTCTTTGTTTTGGTATCCGCTTGTGTGACAAGCGGATAATCTTGTGCTATTCGGAGGAGGTAGGCGGCTGCGTTCTCTGCTGTCGTCTTGCTGAACTCGAACGTGCCAACAGAGGAGTTGCAGAAGTAGCATAGAAGGCCGCGTACTGTCCCCGTGCGATGGTCGTGGTCAACGGCAAGGTATCTTTTGCGGGGGACCTTTCGGCAGATCGCACAGCGTCCTTTCTGAGCGGCGAGACGTTGTGCGTACTCTCCGGGTTCAAGTCCATAAACACGAACGACGTAGCGGTCATGGGCTTTCTCTTTCTTTGCCGCTAGGGCTGCTCGTTCAGAACGTGAGACTGAACGTCGTGGCGTCGGCTCTGGCTCCTCTGAGGAGGTTGGACTGGGCGCCGAGGGTCTTGCACGCGGCAAGAATCGCATCGGTAAGCGTTGCACCATCGGCTTCTACCTCGTACTCGGTGACACGGGGGATGCGGACGTGGATCAGGACGAACCACGTCATGTGGGCATCGCTGCCGTCAGGCAGGCATCCCGCTGTCTCCAGACTGAATGCGACGGGGATCGGAGCCGTGTTACCCGGTGCGTATCGGGCCATCGCCTTTTCCAACTTGTCGAAGGCTCGACCGAGAACGTCAGGAGGGCAGACGTGCCTCTCCTTGGCCTGTTTCTTCTCGGCCTGCTTGGCGCGCATCTTCTCGGCTTGTCGGACGAGGCGGTTGTGCCTGTCCTCGTGGGTTTCAGCCATTGTCTTCCTCTTCAGTCTCCCAGAAGGGAGTACCGTATATCGGGGTGGTTGAGACGGGAGTTCGTATAGGCTGTTCGAAAAGTCCGTGTCCTGTCTGGTAGGAGCGGGTGCCTGCGAGCCAGTCGGTGTCTTCTGTGAAGGGCTCCACTCGTCGCTGGGCAAACTCATGTCGAACAGCGTCTTCTGCCAGTTCGATGCGGAGTCCACCGGCTCCTCGAACTTTGTGCTTGAATCCGAGGACATCAAGATTCTTCGTGACATGCTTGGTCTTGAAGTATTCGGTGGAGTCGGACTCCATGTAGGAGGAGACGACTTCGTGAATGTCCTTGACGGAGTAAAGGTTTCCTGCGTGGCTTGCTTTGGTGGCGAGGACACGAGGAAGGCAGCGAAGAGTCGTTCGTAGTCTGTCGGTAGCATCAAGCGCCTCCTGCTGCTTGGAGAAGTAGTTGTTGAGGAACGTGATGATCTTGGCGGCGAAATGCTCGCCACCAATATAGTCTGCGAGGACGATGTACTGGCCGGTGGTTTCCCATTGCCGACCGATGAGACGCGGGCATAGGCGTGCCTTCTTTCCTGTCTCTGTGTCATCATGCCATTGTTTAGCGAGTGCGGCGATGTCCTTCGTATTTTCCATCGCCCACAGGTAGAGTGAGTCCCTGACGTCATTCCATATAGGATTGGAGGTCAGGAAGTCTGGGAGTTCTCGGATGGCGGGTCGCATGGAGACCACAAGGCATCGGCTTGCGATCACCGCCTCCAGTGGGTTGATCGAGGCGAGAACTTTGGGGCCGAAGACATCGTATGACGTGGACATCCACCTGTCATCCTTGCCTTTCTCTGCCCTGTGGACACGCGATCCATCCTTGTACCCTGCATTGAGGATGCGACGCAACTCCTCCCCTCGCTCTCCTTCGAATCCCTCGGTCTCATCGATGCACGACGTGCCCGGCGAGCCTGCGAGTTTGCGGTAGAGCGCGGCTGGGGACATGGACGATGCCCAGATGGGGTTGAATGCCAGCGTGTTGAGGATGGAGAGGTTCCTGCTCTTCCCGCTGGCTGCGGTGCCGTTGAAGTGGATGTAGCCTGTGGACTCCCAGAGCCGGTAGACGTACGTGTACATCACGAACAGGGTCATGATGTCGTGGTAGATCTCGTCGCTGAACTCGACGTATCGGGTGTAGATCCCGCGAATGGTGTCGTACAGGTCTTCGCTGGTCGGGCCTGATGCGTTGCCCTCTAGGAAGGCACGTGCGCTGGGGTAGGACCAGCGCACGTCGGTGTCCTGATAGGGCTGGGCAACGGGGACGAACCCGTGGTCGTCCAGTGCTTCCTTGTCGTACCAGATTCCACTGTGGTCAGAGGCGATGACGAACGTCTGGAGTTGCTTGTCGCGGGTTGGCTCACCGTCCTTCTTCTTGGGAGGGACGATGATATTCCGCATCAACGGGATCGTGAAGTACGCCACGTCATCGTGGAAGTCCATGCCGGGGCGCAGTACGGGCTTGGGGTCCCAGTCGATCTCGTTGATAACTTCAGGCACGTCTTCCTCCGGGTGTCTTGGCACGGAGGTCACGTGCGTTGCCCCATGCGCCGCACCCGAAGCAGAAGAACCGCTGGTCGGGGAAGAGCGTCATGGATGGCTCCCTGTCTCCTTCGTGGAAGGGACATGATACCACGTACTTGCTGCCTCTGCGTTCTGGAGTGAGTCCGATTGCCCAAGCGGCACCGAGGATGTCGTTGAGCGGGTCGTGCGGGTTGGGTGAGACGACCGGGTACTCGACCGGCTCCTTGTATGCGATGAGCATGGGCTGGAGCCAGTCGGGCACGTCGGGGATGACGCGCGTCTCGGGTGATGCCATCCAGTAGTAGGTGAAACCTGACGGGTGGATGCTGGGTGGAGCAACGATGTACCCGTTGGTCCCTCGCCAGTCCAGACCGGGCGCGAAACCCTGACGGTTCTGGGTCCCGGTTGCGTTGTAGAGGATGTGGAAGCCACTCTTGGTCCTGCTCATTGGTCCCTCTGAGAGGAACGTGTCAGGAGAGATCTCCGTGTAGGAGATCTGACCGGCGTCGCCGTCGATGTCGAGGACATCGAAGACTACGCCGGTTCGGAGGCCGACGTTGGCGTTGGGCCAGCGCATCCACCACCGGGAGACGGTGTCGGAGTCGGTGCTGGCTCCGAGGAGCCCGTTGCTGATGAGCGGGTTCTTCGCACGCGGGACAAGGGGGAGGACGGGCCACCCCTTGTCCGCGTACGAGATGGCTGCGTCCCTGAGATTAGTTCTCGGTCCCATCAGGAAGGAGATCGTTTTCGAACATCGGCTCGACGTGGACCGGGTCGAAGACAATGACGGACCAGTTGGTCCCCATGTCCTTGTTCTCTGCCTTCATGATCCTGACCTCGGCCACCACGCCGCCCAGCGTGTAGGACGTGAGCGCCTGCGTGATCGTCCTCTGGAGCGCCTCGCGGGAGCGGTCCTCGCTGGAGTCCATGGCGTACTGGCACAACTTCTGCATGAAGTTGAAGTCGGAGACCACGCCCTTCTCGGGGGACTTGGAGGCACCCTTGAACTCGATCACGCTGGTGGTCGAGAGCGAAAGGATGTAGGGTGTCTCGTCGCCCTTCATCTGCCCGTCATCGGGCACGATCTGGACGAGGAGGTCGCCCTTCCACGAGGGCTTCAGCGGCTTGCCGTAGTTGTCAACCAGTCCTTGCGTCCCGATGGATGCCTTGATCTGGTCGAACGCCTCGTCGCTGTCCCAGACTTTGCGGGCGGCGTCGGGCTGGAGGTACTTCTTGGAGAAGGTGTTGCCGATGTCAGAGCGGCCCATGAGCGCGGCGTTGGCCTCGCTCAGGTAGATCGCCCAGTATTCCTCCAGCGGCTTGACGATCCTGACCGTCATGGCCGGGACCTTGGGGTTCTTGGGGTTGTAGATGTACATGCCACCATCGGATGTGGTGAGCATGGAGCCTTCCAGTTTCATCCGGGCGACGGATTCGCCCGAAGACTTCTCGGCCCATCCGTTGGCCTGAAGGAACGCGGTGAGTTCGGCAGGCGTCAACTCTTCGTTGACGACCGCGACTGCCTTGGTGGGGGTGGACATTAGACGGTGAACTCCTCGGTCTCTTCGGGGGTGGGGGTCTCTTCGGGTTCCTCGGGGAAGACGAAGTCAGCCTCTGGCATGGGGGGCTGGTTCCGCTCCGCGAGCGCGAAGGTCATGTCAACGATTCGCATGATCGTCTGTTCCTGAAGGTGGGTCGTCCTCTTGACGTTGGCCACCATCTGGGCCATCTGGACGATGTTCTCTTCGATTGTCGCCATGGTTACGCTTCTCCTCTGATTTTGATTGCTTCGTACTCGGTGACGAGGCTTGACTGGCATTGGTCGCGGAACCCGCACCACGAGCAGACCCGTGGGTCGTCCGTGGGCATGAACATCCCGGTATGGATGCCCTTTTCCGCAATTCTAAACTGGTGGGCTAGGCGGGCAAAGCGCCGCTCCTGAGCCTTGGGTTTCATCAACTCGGCGTCCCTCAACACCAGACGTGAGTCGGGGGCGCTGCGTGCGGCGCCGGGGGTGAAGACCTGAAGTCCGGTACGGGCTGCGTACCGTCCGGTCAGACTCTTGACCACCTTTCCGTAAAGTGTGAGTTGTGGGCTAAGATCCGCCTCGGCTTGGGATTTCATGGCTCTTGCGAACTTGTAGTCGAGGACTTCGATGTCTGGTGTCTGGGGGATGGCTGCGATCAGATCGATCTTTCCATTGATGATCCTGATCGGTTCTTGGTCTGGTTCGTTGAGGTCAAGGTTGAACTCGACCTCCACGCCGACCGGGTGGACGTGGATGGCATCCCGGGTTCTGTAGATGCCGATGGCTGCGATAGCCCTGTCCTTGGCTTCTCCCTTGTTCTCTCCCTTCAGGTCTTCCGGTGTGAGTTCGTCTGTGAACTCGTCAATGAAGGTGGACGCTGCGTCGAGGAGGTCGCTGGTCGGGGTGTCCTTGCCGGTCCTGATCTTGTAGCGTCCGTTGTACTCCAGTGCCTTGTGGCCTCCCGAACCCACCGACATCGGCAGGCTCGGGCGGCGGCGTAGGCCAAGGATGTACGCGTAGTAGTATTGCATACTGCAACGGAGGTACATCCCCAACTGGGAGTAACTGATGTGGGGGCGTGCTAGTAGCCCCGGTTCCTCGTTACCCATTCTTGGTCCTCGTTTCTGATCCTGATCCATTGAGTGTTCATTCTTATTGCGGTTGATCTGTTTTCTGCAAGTATACCATGTGTGGTCGCCATGTTTTGGCATCTCCAGCAGTGGTTCCATGTGTTCCCGCTGAATGTCATGGAGTTGCGGATGGGCCGGTATCCGCAGAGTGCGGCGGGCGGACGTGTGGTCCTGTCTTCCAAGTCCCTGATTGTTTCGCTGAATGGTTCCCAGCGGTTGCGGGCGGTCTGCCTGTCGTCACCGGGTTCTCTCGGGGGAGGTTGACTCGGTGTCACGGCCCAGACGTGGGCGGTCCCGTTGCGCCCGGTGGCTCGTGATTGCATTCCTAGCCAGAGGTAGACCAGTCCGCCTCCGGGGCGTCGGATGTTATGCAGGTTCATCGGTGTCGTCCTGTCCGTCGCGGAGGCCCTGTTCGTAGCCCTCGTGGACTCCCTTCTTGTAGGCGCTCCATTCGTTGGGGATTTCCGAGTCGAGATACTGCCTGATCTTCCCGAATTGGTCGGAGTGCTTTTCCATCTCGTGTCGGGCACCCCACGAGAAGGCGAAGAGCAGGGAGAGGATGAAGAGGACGATCAGCAGGAAGAAGGGGACGTTCATGCAGCCCTCCAATGGGAGGACATCCGCTGGTCGATGTGTTCGACGGTCCCGGTGAATGCGTCGAACTGGAGTTCGGTCCACGTGTGGGGGCTCGGTTCCTGTCCGACACTGTGGATGAAGAGGAGGGCGTGGGCACGCCAGAGAGCCGTGAGCATCCACGATGCGCTCTGGAGGTTCGCGACGATGGTCTGTTCGCCTCCGGGGAGTGCTGCGGCCTGCGCGCATGTCATCTCTGCGCGGTCGGGGCCTTCGGCGGTGATCTCGGGGTGGAGGTAGGACATGCGGGGTGTCACGTCCTCGCCCATGGCTCGGACCCACAACTGAACGGAGCCTGAAAACTTCTCGTTGCCGCCGTTGATGACGGTGACGTTGGCGAGAGTCTTGCAGCGGTCTTCGATCCGCTTGCGCACCGTGAAGTTGTCGGCACAGATCAGGACGGTATCGCCGTCCATGATCATCCGCTCGATGTTCTCCTCGGACAGGTAGTTCGGGATGGCGCGGACGTGGCCGCTGTCGAAGGGCTCGACGGCTGCCTCCGCTTTATTCATCGTAACCTGACGGTCGGTGAACAACTGGCGTTCAAGGTTTTTGGTCTCGACGGTGTCGCCGTCCATGACATGGAGGAGCCAGTCTCCTTCCGTGTGGTGTGAGGCGAGGTAGGCGATCAGCGGGTGGAGCAGGTGAGTCCCGGTTCCGCCCGCGCCGATCATCATGTAGTTATTCATGGTCGAGTTCCCTATTAGTGTTGTCGTAGGTCCGTGCCCACATGTGGATGGAATTGAGACCGAGACGGCCTGAGTTTTCCTCGGTTGCCCAGATGACATCCCCGTTTTCCAGTGGTTGACCGAATGTGTACGATCCGGGGAAAGCGTGATGGATCGCTCTGATGGCCTTGTCCAGATCTGTGAGTGGTTTGTTGGCTTGGATCTGGTGGAGGTTCATCCTGCTTCCAGCAACCGTTCTGCTCTTGCTGCTCGGGTGTCGTATTCATGACCCCAGTAGGCAGCGTCGCTGTCGGACAGCCAGACAGGCGGGTCGTCCGGGTAGTTGTTGTTGGTGTACACCCAGCGGCCTTCACTCCTGAAGATCTGGTAGGTGTTTGCGCTGAGCCGGTCGAACTCGTTCTGGACCTTCTTGATCAGGACGGGGGTCGTTTCGATGGAGTGGAGGTTCATGTGGGTGGCTCAAAGGTGAAGGTGGTGGGAGGCCCCGGGTGGGCAACGATCTTGTACCCCATGGAACGGGCTCCTTGGATGATGTTGATGACGGCTGTCGGGTTCAGTTTCTCGGACTGGACGAGGTCATTGATGGATTTTGGTCCTTGAAACAAGGATCGAATCATGTGCCTTGTCCGTGGATCAGGCACGTTAGGCTGTGGTTCAGGAAGACTGCCCACTTCGCCCTGATCTCCCCTGTCGGGTGCCACGGGACGTTCGGGAACTGGGTTAGGCATGTTTTGCAGAACGACGTCTTGCCTGCCGTTATGCACAGGGCGTCCGAGTGACAGTGGGCGCAATTGGCGTTGTCGCTGAATGTCCATCGGTGTGTCCAGACCCCTTCGTTCCAGTCGGCGTAGACCAGCCGCTGCATCTCGTAGTCCTCACGAGACCACCCTGCTTGCTCTAGGCTTTCAATCTCCTTGATGGACTGAAGGCATAGAGTGTTGTGGGTGGTCTCGTGTTCCTTGAACCGGAGTTTACAGCGAGTTACCGGGGTACGAGTCGCGGACGGAGATTCCGGCGAGATCACGGTCGAGGAGGGTTGCGAGTCCTGCTCCTGCGGTTGCGACGGTGCCGAGTGCTGAGATCCGCTGTTCCGGGGTCCAAGAGCCAGCGGCTTCAGATGTGAGACGGACGGCGGCGGCGAAGTTGGTGACTGCACCCGCTGTGGGGGCCGAGAGGTACTCGGGGTTGTGTGTGAGGGTGCCAGTGAGATGAGCCGACGCGGCGCGAAGTTCATCGAGGATCTCTTCTTCTGTCATCGTGACCGGTGTCTCGCTGAGAGCCGCCAGAGCGAACAGGATGTGTCCCATGGCCCTGATGACAGGGGCCACAAGACCTCGTGCGTTGTCCTCGGACGACGTGATGTTGGTCAGTGTCCTGACCATCTCGTTGATCGTCTCTGGGGTGTTGGGGGTTGCTGCGCGGGTCATGCGGTAGCCTCCTTGGCCACGTAGGTGATCTCGACGTTGACCATTTCCAGAATGTCGCAGATGGTGTCGAGTTTGTTGAGGAGGAGTTCCCTCCATGTTGTGATGTTGTCCATCTCCTCGGCGTCGATGAGGAGCCAGTCGGAAGCGACGATCACGTCTTGCTTCATGGCCTCATCGATCATGGAGTCGATGGCGAGTTGTTCGGGAGTCTGGTTGAACTCGACTGCTCGGCTCCGCTTCTTCTTCTGGTTGAAGAGGCGGCTCTCGGTTGTCGGCTGGAACGGGATTACTTGCTGCTGCGGGTGAGGGTGCTTCCGCTGCTCTCGGTTCGGCTGGCGGTTGAGCATTCGCGTGACGTAGTCGCCCCACGGGTTCTCCCAGTCGGTGTCCATGGGCATGTAGCGCCCGTAGTTCTTGGGAGTGGTGATGGGCGTGGGCGTTTTGGCGACGTGCTGCGGGATCGTTCCCTTGAACACGTCCCACTGGTGCTGGGTTGTGGTCTTCATGCCCTTGGGCTTTGTGTCCGGTGTGGTGCCCGGGAAGACATAGCGATCCCACCACTCGGGGGCGGTTTCTCCGGTGAAGACCACGTCTGCGACCATGTTCGGGTCGGAGTAGTGGAACTCCTTCTTGTTCATGACCGCCATGGCCACGATCTGCGGGGGGTTGCTCTTCAGCATTCCGATGGTGAAGTGGATGCCGTCCATGTCCGCAGCGTCTGCGCTGTCGGTGCCGCTGTGGAAGGCGCCGAAGTTGCAGTGGCTGTGGATGGACCCCACGACCGTGTAGTTCTTGTCGATGTGCGCCGCATCGAAGAGCGACTTGACGCCCGTTCCTGAGACGCGCTGGTAGGGAACGAACAGGCGGAACTCGCCCGTGTCGTTGTGCATGGTGATGATGACCTCTGCCTCGGTGCCGTGGGCATCGTAGATCCGGGTGAAGAAGTCCGTTGCTTGCGCAATGATCTTCCCGGGGATCTTCTCGCCGGTCCACTGGAAGACGCCGTTGGCGTTGCCCAGTTTGGCGAGTGTGGCGTTGGTCGGGAGGGAGGTCTGGCGGACGAGGACGTTCCCGATCTGCGTCTTCCTGTGCAGGAAGACGCCCTCCTTGTAGATCGCGTAGTACGGGACTACGGGATCGGGGACGTTATCCTCGTCGCCTTCGTTCACGGCGAGGACAGAGAAGATGTTCATCGTCGTGTTCCGTTCGTGAAGGCTGGTGTGACTCGGTTGTAGTGGGTGGGGTGTTGCATGAGGTTGAAGTCTGTCCTGTCGAACTGCCTCCCCGGTTCAGTCGGGTCTCCCTGCGTGAGTCCGTTTGTCTCGGCGTAGAGGCCCCACATCATGGTGTCCCATGTGCCCCTTTGCCGTGACGAGAAGTAGTTCTCGTAGGCGTCGGGCGTGGAGACGGGAGTGACGATGACCCGTCCGTAGCAAGTGTTCCTGATGGTTCTGACGAGTTGGTCGAAGGTCTGCGGGAGTGCCACTAGACTTCCTCTTCCTCTTCGCCTGTTTCAGGTTCGGTCACGGGGGTTTGCGGGTTGTTCGCGATGGCTGCTGACAGGCGGGTGCGCTGCACCGGGGTCAGCGCGTTCCACCACTCGGCGGCGTGGCCGAAGGTTGCACCGATGGCGAGCGGCGGGATGCCGTCAGGAGCGACGACCGTCTCCAGCCGCGTGTTCGGTGTGAGGGCCTCGTGGGCGGTGAGCATCTGCCACGAGTAGTGATCGTAGATGGTGTCGCCGTCTGCGAGTTCGGGCCAGTTCATCCAGACCATCGGGTCTCGTGCGGAGGCCGTCTCCCAGCGACGCCACGTCGAGCAGGTGCCCGAAGGGAACCGGATGTCGAGGTCGCGGTTGAACACGGAGGAGTAGAACCGGTTGACCGTGGCGTCGAGGCGGTCCGCGAGGGTCATGTTCCCGTTGACGCCGGTCGATCCGAAGCAGATCCTGCCGTCCCGGTAGACGTTCGGGAGCAGGGCGGGGATCATGTCCTCCTTGGTAGCATCGGTGTACCGCAGTTTGCTCCAGAAGATCTTGTAGTCGTCCATCCGCCAGTTCAGGGTGTTGGGGACGTTCCCGACCGTGCTACAGGTGAAGACGAACCGCGTCCACGGGATGGCCAGACGGTACTGCCGACTGGCCATGTCCATCGTGATTGTCTGGGGTTCCATCTCCATGAGGATGACCAGCTTCTGGGAGATCATGGCGGACGGGTCGTACCAGATCCCGCGAGTTGCACGCGGCAGGACTGGCAGATGCATCGGGGGGCGGCTCTCGATGGAGGGGAGCCATTCGCTGAGGGCGATGGACTTGGTGATTGTCTCGTCAACCAACTGGACGAGATCGCCTTGGATTACGATCCGTTGGGTCACTGGGATTCCTCGGTGATTCAGGATAAAAAAACCCGCCTACCTTGGAGCGTTTCAAGGTAGGCGGGTAAGGCGTCAGCCCTTCTGGCCGAGAG